GAAGTAGGAATGAAACATAAAGGTTTATAACTTTTTATAAGTTTTCAGTAACGGTATATGTTGTGAATTATACCATAGATGAAGTCAAAAATATTTTAGCAAGTAAAAAGTCGCAAATATGCAATTTAGGTATATCGCATACGGTTTTAACAGTAATACAAGATTTATTAGAATATCAGACACCTAAAAATCCATTGCCAAATGGAACGCATAAAGGCTTTAATAATTACTGTTGTCCGTCTTGTAAGCGTCCATTATCTGCAATGTGTGAAGATTTTCAAATGCCATATTGTGAAAATTGTGGTCAGAAAATAAATTGGAATATGAAACGATGATTTGATTAAGGAGGAAAAGAATGTGTTATTTTTAAGAGAGCTTATTCAACAAAATGGACATAAACTTGTGCGATATAACGAAGCAATTGCAGGACATATTTATATGAGTGTTTTTAATTATAGTGAAAAACATGGTGGAACATTCGATAGTTTTAAGTATTATAACGATTACGTTGTTGATATAACAAAATAAGAACGATGATTTGGATAGGAGTGATTATAATGAAATGTAATTATATTGAATATCACAGATTAACAGATCAGATGTTTTCTGGCGTTGCACAAACAGATACACACTTAAATCAGTATACGGAGATTTTAAGACAGTATCTTATAAATGGTGGTGCAGCAAACACAATGTTGAAACTTGGTATTGGAATACAAGTCACAACTAAAAGATTTATGTTATTACCTAAGGAAGTTGTTATGAGAAGATTTATATGGCTCAAGGGTAGTAGAAAGGGAGAATTATTAGATAGAAATGAAATAGAAGCAATTGGAATGTTTCTTCCGGGTGGTGCTTTATATGGAAAAGAAGATAATTACATATGGGATTGAATCAACGATTTCAAGAGAAAATAAATAATAATTATAGGAGGAATTTAAAATGAAAGGTTATAAAGTATTTAATTCAGATTGGACATGCAGAGGTTATCAATACGAAGTCGGAAAGACTTATGAGATAGCAGAAAGTCCAAAGTGTTGTAAGGTAGGTTTTCATTTTTGTGAAAGACTGGTAGATTGCTTTAATTATTATTTATTTGACCAAAACAATAAGGTAGCTAAAATTGAAGCAATAGGAGAAATTGATTTTGATAATACCAACTCTAAGTGTTGTACAAACAAGATTGTGATTTTAAAAGAATTGACTTGGGCTGAAGTGTTAGATATGTGTAATACCGGAGAAGGAAATTCTGGTAAGCGTAACAGCGGAGATTGTAATAGTGGATGTTATAATAGTGGAGATTATAACATCGGATATTATAATAGTGGAGATTATAATAGTGGAGGTTATAACAGTGGATATTGTAATAGTGGACGTTATAATAGTGGAGATTGTAATAGTGGACGTTATAATAGTGGAGATTGTAATAGTGGAGATTATAATAGTGGAGATTATAATAGTGGAGATTATAATAGTGGATATTGTAATACGAATTCGCCTAAAGTTAGAATGTTTAATCATGAAACTAAATTCAGTTTTGATGATGAGTCAATACTTAGATTTAGAAAAATTTTACTTGACTGTCCTCAATCGTATAAATATTCAGATTTTATTGACAAAAGCGAAATGAGTGAAGAAGAAATTATTAGACACCCTGAATGTGAAACTATTGGCGGATATATCAAAACAATAATAGTTGAAGCTGACAAGCAAAAATGGTGGGATGAAGATGTTAGCGATGATGATAAAGAATTTATTAAGTCATTACCATATTTTGATGCTGATATATTTTATGAATGTGTTGGCGTGAGAGTTTAATTATAAGGAGGAAAAATATTATGTCACATTTTATTACATTAGTATTTACAAAAGAAAATGGAAGAACAGTTGAGGAATTGCTTGCTCCATATGATGAAAATATTGTGTATGCTCCATATGTACTGTATACACGAGAACAAGCAATAGCAAAAATAAGAAAAGAAATAGAAGATTACAAGAATGGACCTTATACGGAATATGTATCAAGCCCAAAAAAGTATGAGGAAAGTCACCCCAATGCAGAACATATTAATTATTTAAAAAATAAATTCCCCAAAAAATTAGAATGGACTGATGACGAATGTTATGAGGACATGAAAGGGCGTTTTGATGAAGATATGATTAAACTCAATGGAGATTTATTATCTACTTATAACCCTAATTCAAAATGGGACTGGTATACTATCGGAGGAAGATGGAATAATTATCTTAAAACATTGTCCGGCGAAACTACAAATGAAGATTATGCATCCGAAATTGATTGGAAAGATATAATACCTTTTGCCTTTGTTACTCCTATTGGAGAATGGCACGAAAGAGGTGAAATGGGTTGGTGGGCTTGTGTTTCCAATGGGAAAAATATAGAAGATTGGAAATCAGAGTTTAAAGAATTTCTTGACAATTTAGATGAAGATACTATTGTAACAGTAGTTGATTGCCATATTTAAGTTTGGAGGTAATAGCTATGAAAATAACAAATATTTTAGATTTGATCTTAGAAGATAAAAGAAAGGTGAATTGTTATGACAAAAGAAATGATACGGCTATTAAATCAACTTGCAGATTTGGCAGATGAAGCAAGTGAAACAATATTTGATGACGGTAAAAAGAATGGAACAGGCGGAATATTAAAGCTATGTGATAAGCTGACAATGAAGATTGACGAGTATTTAGATAATTGATTGGGAGGTAATAGATATGAGTAATCAAAGAGTTAGAGTCACTGTCGAATTTGACATTGATACAGAAAGATGTAGACTATATGGTGTTACGCCACGAGAAGTATTTCAATCACTTCAAGCTGATATGAGCGAAGAATTTGATGGAGCTACAATTTATACAAATCATCATAAATTAAACACATATTCTGACTTCGTATTAGGAACTGAGGCGAAAATTATATCTAAAGAATATATGGGTGAGAATATTATAAATGCGACATTCGTTTCTGTTTGGGACGGAGGAACAGCAATAGAAACGGAATGTAAAATCAATACAATCACACGAGAAGTATTTGATATTATTCCAGTGGAGGCAGATGTTGATACGTTTGAACGTCAATATGTTGTTATTGACGGGCAGGAATATGACGTTATATGTGTAGACGGTGCTGACGAAGTAGAAGAGAGTGAGTATTGGTTTAAATAAAAAATGAGGTAAGTGTTATGCGTAAAATTAATTTTGTACAGGGATATTATGAATAGAATGTATATTATGTATAATGAAATGTAGATTTCAAAGAGGTGAGGAATATGAGTAGCGATGAATTAATTACATTAATGGAACTTTTACAAAAATACGAGGAAGAAAATGTAGAACCATTACTCAAACAAGAACCGAAAACTAAGTTTGAGTTCAGAGTTTTTCTTAGTGCAAATCAACATAAAAAAGTTATAAATGAGATTTGTGAATGTATTACATATGATTTATAATATGACGAAAAACACAGTTTACGGAGGTAAATAATATGAAAAAATATGCAGTTATAGTTTATTATACATTTGGCGAACCGGAAAGTGAAGTTTATTTGTTTGATACGGAAGAACAGGCTTGTAAGTATTTAGAATCGATGTGGGATTATTACTATGATTTTGCATTTGAAGATTCAGATTTTGATGAAGAAAATAGTTATTGTGTGGAAAATTATGCAGAGCTTGTGTGGGAAGGTACTGGTAAGAGAATTTTTGAAGTAGTAAGTGTAAGCGAACCAATGAAGTTTGATTAAAGAGATTGCAATCAAAAGATAAGAGAAGGAGTTAGAGATAATGATCGGACTTTATATAGGAAAGGGATCAACAATGGGATTTAAAACTAATCGCCAGTATGATGTATATTCTAAAATAGAAATAGCCAGACGAGGTGGCATAGTTTTTGGAGATACAATTCCTTGTATATGTATTTATGATAAAAATAGCACGTTGTGGTGCCCTTATCAGTCGTTAGAAAAAGTATTAGAAAATTGGAAGTTTGAATAATAGATTGGAGGAAATGAAAATGAATAATTGGAAAACATTAAAAGAAGAAACGCCGACAGAGTGTGCTATTTGCTTAATTACAGTAAATGACAATGTAGCTTTGGCAACATACTCGGAGGGCGAATTTATTCAATATGGAAATGATGAACGACATTATAACAACGTGTCGGCTTGGCAATATACAGACGCCCCATTTGAGGACGAAACACGTGAATATAAAAAGGCTATTAATTATCTCTTAAATAAGTTTCAAAGTTGTAGGGAATACTCTATTGAGGACGAAAAATTCTACCTTTTAGGTGGCTATGATTGTGATAGAGTTTTCGTGGTAAGACCAAGAAGAATAGAGGATATTGAATGTATTAATACATTTAATAAGTGTATTACAGGCAAAGCAAGTATCTTAGACTATCGTAATATCGGTGAAACATATGTTTTAATCTTTAAGGCAGTCGGTTTTAGTTCTGACTTAGAGGAGTGCGACTACTTGATTATTCAAACGGCAAGTGAAGTAATTAAAAGCAATACGCAAGAGATTATGGACATCATAACAATTATGAGCAGAGAAGAAATAGAAACGGAGGGGGAATTAATATGAATAAGTGGAAGAATTTAAAAAAGTGTACGTTTATAGACGAAATATACATAGATGATGAAAATGGTAATGCTATTGTAATCGTAGATACCAAAGAAAGAAATGTTACATATAAAGACGAAGAAGCAAAAACTGACGATAATATTCAAAAAATGATAACAGATATATTTAATAATTTAAGAGTATATCAAGTTGAGAATAGATGTATGAATAAAGAACAGTATGAGGGAAGGGAACAATGTAATCAATGTTCTTTTGATTTACAACAGGATTATATTAATGCCGAAAGTGAAGAAGAAGCCATTCGATTAGGAATGGAATGGTTAGTAGAAGATATAAGAGACCATACTTGTTACAACGTAGAAATAGAAGATGATGAAATTATTATTACTGATGACGAAGATGAGATTGTTGAGGTGTATTATGATTTTACTGTAAGGGATATGACAGATTATCTATAATAGAGTTGTGAAAGAAAGGTGAGTTGTATGCTAAAAAGAATGATAGATGGTATTATAAAGAAATTATGAAATATTGGGCAGAATGTGCATATAGTAACACAAAGAAAGATTTTGCAATTAACGACTTATTGGAACGCTATGCTTCTGATTGTGGAATTAATATAGATATGCTTAATGGTGAAATTGAACCGACAGTGTTGAATATGACGGCTTCACAAAAAAGAAAACTATATAAGAAAATGTTGGAATCAGGCATTAGAGAATAGTAGAAAGTGGAGAAGTAGTAAAGTCTTGAAAGCAAGGTTTCAAGTCCTTTATATGGGACATAAAAGGGCGTAGAATGTATGTATAATAAAAATATCACAGAATTTTGTTTAAAAATAGCAAATAGTGGTATATATTAAATGAAAGGTAAATATAGAAAGGAAGATTAGAAATGGAAAATATATCACACGAACGAGCAATAGAATTATTGAAAAAATTAGTCGCAAATATGAGGTATGGAGGAAAACCGTTGGTTGTTGCAAAGCATTTGCTCTATGTCGGATTTGAACCCGAAGAACTTCTAGAACTTGGGTTTAAGAGCAGAAGTGTGGTAGCAGCAGAAGAACAACTTGACGAATATGAAGATAGTTTAATATTTTTGGAAGGCTAAGAATTAGAGGGAAAGTAGAAAGTGAGGAAATAAAATGAAAATTAATGGAGATGCAGGAGAGATAAGAACCATAATAATCGTGGGTTTAATTTGCTGGATACCACTTTGTGCATTGTGTACACCAGTTGGTGGTACACTTCTTACGATATTTATTTTTGGAGTAGCCGGTATTATATCATATTCTAAACACAAAGAAAGAACAGGTGGTAACAACGGAATTTCACAAAGCTTACACGATCAGTATATGGAAAAATTACATGAAAGCAATCGCAAACATTGGGAATTCTATGATAAGTTGACTGATGAAGAAAAGGCTGAAAGACAAAAGGAATTTGATGATGAATGTTTGATTGCGGCGAGAAAATGTGAATGGGGAAAGGCATTTGCTCAAGAATGGATTGACGATATGCCTACTGAATTGAAAAAGAAAGCAATGGCGATATATGTGAAACGACAAGCGTTTATTAAAGAAGAAAGAGAGTATGGTAGAGATGCTCATGATTATGAGATGGAAGATTATCTTAATATACGTAAAGAGGATAGAGGTTGTTTATCACCTGCGGGAGCAGAATATTTGTATGATATGAAATTAAAAATAGATAAAGCTTTTAGTGAATATAAAGGTGTAAAAGACGAAGAAGGGAAATGGAAGAAATATGCTATAGGAGAAGCTATGCCTAACAAATATGATAGGATTTTTCATAACTATACGGGAGTACCTTCGGTAAATGTTCCAACTGATAAGTTAAGACAGTTTTATAAATATACTCCAGATGGAAAACTTACAAAAAAATATATGGAGTTTTCTGAACCTCAGGTTTGGTGGGGACATTATGACACAACTGTAAGTCATTGTCTAGTGTCAATGCCTATATAACAAAAGAAGGAGTGAACATTAATGACAGGAAGATTAGAAAATCAAATAAAAACTGAACAGAAAATCAAGCGAACACTTAAAAGTCTGCCACAAATTGTAGCAGACTTTTATTATAACATCTCAACATCTACTGAACCAAAGTCATGTTATATGTATATTATGATAATAAAGGGATTTATTGAATTTATAGAAGAATTAAATATATCCATAAATGATATTGATGAGACTGTTGTAACACGATATTTAAAGACAAAAGAACAAAAAACTAATAAAGAAGGACAAGTTCAAAGTACGAGTTTTTCATATAGAAAAGTTGTTTATGCCGCATTGAACAACTTTCTTTTTTATTTGAAAAAGAAAAAAATTATTAAAGATAATCCTATGGATGAAATAAAACCTATCCGAAACTCGGACAATGTAAAAAGAATAAGACTGACTGCAAATGATATGGAGAATATTATAAGTGCGGTGGATAGAGGTGTTGGTTCGCATAGAGCTATTGAGACTCAAAGACCTTGGCGTTCAAGAGACAAAGCAATTCTGTTGCTCTTTATATATACAGGAATGCGTGAAACAGCATTAACGGAAATTAATTTGAATGAGATAGACTTTGAAAATAATACGTTCAAAATCATTGATAAAAGGCATAAAACACAAGAATACATTATTAATAATCGACTAAAGGAAGCATTAATAGAATGGATACAAGACAGAGAATTATTATTAGAAGATATGCGTTCTGATGCATTATTTATTTCTGTTCAAAGAAGTAGAATATCTCCAAGAGCTGTTTCGGACTTGGTAAAAAAATATTCAAAGGCAGGAATCGGAACGGAAATAAGTCCTCATAAATTAAGGTCTGCGTTTTGTACAATTTTATATGATGAAACAAAGGATATAAACTTTGTATCTCAAGCGGTCGGTCATAAAAATATTGAAACTACACAAAGATATATTGTAAATGATGGACAAACAAAGAAAAAAGCTGTTTCGTTACTTGACGATATATTTAGCCGTTGACTATTTAACATCAATATGGTAAACTAAAGGAAAGATTAATAACACAATAAATTAGGAGTGATATTTATATGGAGAATAAAATGTTAGTTTCAAGGCATATTGACAATAAGATTATTTTGCAATATAATTAACATAACGAAAGGAGTTGATTGTAATGGCAAACACAGATGTTACAATTCGTATGGACGAAACAACAAAAACAGAGCTACAAAATCTTATGAATGATTTGGGAATGGATGTAAATACATTTTTCATAGTGGTAGCTAAACAAGCCGTTAGAGAGCAGGCGCTGCCATTTAGACCTACAAGACAAGAAACACCGAATTTTGAAACATTAAAAGCAATGATGGAAACTGAGTATTTAATAGAACATCCCGAAGCAAGAAAAACATATGATGATGTGGATTTGATGATGGAGGATTTGCTGGGATGAAATATAAAGTACAACCTTCTACTAGATTTACAAAAGACTTAAAACTATGTAAAAGTCGAGGTTGGGATACTGAGATAATAAAAAAGGTAATAAAAAATTATCTAATGGTATGCCATTAGAAGAAAAGTATAAAGATCATAGTTTATCTGGCAATTGGAATGGTTATAGAGAATGCCATATTCAACCTGATTGGTTGCTTATATATAGATATACAGAGGACGAACCAATTTTATATTTAACCAGGACAGGTAGCCATTCGGATTTGTTTTAAGAAAAGGAGAAATTAATAATGTATACAGTAGAAAATTTAGAGGCGATGGGCAGTGTATACGCTCAATTAACTCAGCTAAAAGGATTTAACGATCCATTTCAAGGGCAATGTGATATGTTTCCTATGAGAAGTATCACAACAATGATTAACAGAACAATGCCTTATATATCCGATGAATTAAATCGGGAAATTGGAGAATTAATGGATATGTTGGACGTTGATGAGATGGACGTACTCATAAAGAAACCAGTTCCAATGGAGCTACGAATGAGCTTTTGGAAAGGATATAATAAGAAAGTTTGATTGTTTTGCGAAAGGAAATGGTATTATGAAGAAAAGACTGCTATATTGACGAAAAATATCTTCTTTGGTATAATAGATATATTATATTGTAAGGGAGATAATCCAATGTTCAATAATGAACAAGATTTTGAAGAATGGAGAGTCGATTGCTTAAACAAGGCAAAAGAAATTCTCACTATGGACAAAGAAAAAGAAAATAATCGGAGTAAAAAAATAGAGACGACAGCGAATTGACTGGCGCCTTTATTTTTTTTTGTGTAAATTCAATTTGATAATATTAATGCGAATGATACTATATCAAGTATCACCGTGAGAATACAGACAGAAATCATTATATTAAAAATCATTTTTGGTTTAATTAATTTGTTATGTAAATAATTCCAATATTCTTCTGCGTAAGCTATTGGAATTTCTGCAAATAAGGATAAATCTTTAGCATTTTTTAAATATGTAGGCAACTTGTTTTTTGGTGCGATTAAAAGACAAGCCATTAAATTTGCTTCTTGTTCTTCTTGTAGAGAATCGGAAGTATGTCCCAATACATAATGAGCAATCTCGTGGAATATGTAGAAACGCCAATACATAGACGTTTCATCAAAGTAAATTATATATGAAGGCACTTTACCTGATTCTTTGTAAAGAATAGCAGGAGAGGAGATTAACGGATTTGTACCGGCAAAATCTTCTACTGCTTGAGATCTCACTTTAAAAGATATTTGTAATTGAGTGCATAGTAAAAATGGATTACAAGGGAAACTTGTAAACTGTTTTGTATAGATTTGTGCAATATCCAATAATTGTTTAAAACTTCTCATCTTCGACACCTCTCATTGGCAAATGAGCCAATCCTTTCATATAAATTAATGCAAATTCTTTTGATTTTGAGTCTAAAAGATTCCATAATGATAGAACGTCTTGTTGCTCAGAGGGCAAGACATTATTATCCACATTGTCTTCAATTCCAGCAAAAAATTGAGAAAGTGAAATATTTAGACCGTTACAGATTTTCATTAAATTATATATTGTCGGGACGTGTCTATGTTTAATCATATTATTGAGTGACGAATAAGGCATATCAGACATCTTTGCAAGTCTATATATAGACAGATTTCGTTGCTTGCAAATCTCCATAATGTGCTGGTTGACTATAAATTCATCCATAGAAATCTATTCCTTTACTAATAAGATTATATCTTATTATGTCCCAAAAATGCAGATGTATTCTATGGCAATAATAGTGTTGAGTTTGGTAGTAAAAGAGTCACTACGCATGGTTACAAATAAAAAAAGCAATCCATTGAGGTTGCTTTTTAATATTGTTCAATCGCATTTTGAATTAAATCTAATATTGCATCAGGAATATTTTTTTCAGCGATTTGCTTTAACAAATTTTCTTTTTTTGCGGAGATATGTTCTCCGCCATACGCAAGGTAATTTTTATCGTTATTAATATTATGAAAAAAATTAATAATTTCACAATTATAGATGTTGGACAAACATTGCAGAGTATATAAGGGAGGTGTTTGTAATCCATTCTCATATTTTGCAATGGTTGTTCTATTTGCACGTATTTTATATTTATCTACAAGAATATCAGCAACATTATCTTGTGTTAATTTTGATTTTTTCCGTGCCAAAAATAATTCAGAAGCAAGAAAATTTTTATATTTTTCTTCGGTTAGCAATAAAAACACCACCTTAAATATTACAATATCGTTACAAAACGTTCTAAAATGTTGACAAAACTAATTTAAAATAGTAATATATGTTCTGAAAAGAATACATAAACTGATTATAATGTTCCAATATAGAACGTTAATGAGTATCAGTATCTTTGATGATTTTTCTCACCAATCCGAATATTCGGACACGAGTAACATCTTCGTCCTCAAAACGTCTTGGGGAATACATATGATTCAACGATTGTAATTCAATCCAATTCGAGCCATAAACAACTCTTTTAATTACACCGTTGTCCCCGTCAATCAAGGCAACTGCATAACTGCCACTGTCAACGGATTCTTGACAACGAACAAGAGCAAGATCGCCTTCTTCAAACTTGGGAATCATACTGTCTCCCTTGACACGAAGCAAAACGTGCGGTTCATTGCCACTTAGCCAATTAAGTGGAACGTATTGCGTACCAATTATTTCATTGTCGGCATATTTACCATAGCCTGCCGAAACTTCACCTAAGATAGGAAGTTCAATCATTTGATTATTATTTTGTGGCTCGCCAAGCAAATATTCAACGGAAACGCTAAAATAGTTTGCGATGATTTCTATTTTTTCACGAGAAACGGATGTCTTATTGGACATTTGATTGATGTAATTGACACCCAAACCACATTCTTTACATAATCTACCGATAGAAATGTTGTTGTCCTTTGCAAGTTGCTTTATTCTACTTGCAATCATTTGTGGATTTTGCATAAATTACACCTCCGTTTTTTGTAGAATACCACAATATCACGCCGAAAACGTGAAAATTAGTTGACATTCACGTTAAAGCGTGATAATATGGTTTTGTTGATTTTTCAAAACAGAATATTTCGAATTAGTTTAATATCCCCATATTAAATTAATTTACCCTTTTGAAATGTGTTCCCCAACACGTTTATTTCATAATGGATAAAAGAAATATCCTTGCTTTTTATGTGTTTATTATAGCACATTATAAAGGAAATGTCAATCATATTGACGTAAATTTTGTAAAGAAAATGTAATAAAAGAAAAGAAATTGTAACAAGAAAGGAAGCGATGAAACTATGATTTCAAAGGAATTTTTACACTACATATAGTTAGTATTTTAAATGCGAATACAATATATAGTGGGTGAAAATGAGGAGAAAGTAGGTGAAGTTATGATTTCAATAATTCAAAAACCAGCCGGATTTAAGATAAGACGAAAGGGAGATATTAAAACATTCAAAAATGTTTGTTTGTGTAATGGTTCAAAGTACCTCATCAAAATCAATCCGAATTATATTTTCATGTTAGAGAAAACGGAGAATAATATAACAGGAGCTATTAAACAAGGCAATTTGTTCAACGTTTTCAATCCTGAAATTCAGATTGATGTGGATGAATGGGTTTGGAAACTACGAAAGTATATTAATAAAAAATATTTTTCGTAGAGAATATTATATTGAGTGCTGATATGAAGCATTCACCTATACGGTTTATACTTTTCCGAGCGGAAAGACAAAAAAGTAGTTTTGCTATGTATATGATAAAGGGAAGGATGTGAAATGTATGTATCTAATTGGCTTGGCTATAACAGGTGTCGGCATTGGTATAGTGTTGACATGTAAACTGCAAGATTATTAGTGGAGAATAATCATAGAAATTGAGACAAGGAGTGTATAGAGTGAACGATAAAGAAAAAGAAAGTTTAATAAGTCAATATTGTGGTAATAAAATGAAACAATTGAGAGAAATTTGCGATCCGATTATTCGATTAATGAATGTTCCGTTGTCAGAATATGATGATTTATATTCCGATGCGATGAATGTTGTATTGGAAAGTGTCGAAAATTTTAATCAAGAACGCAACTGTTCATTCAAGACATTTCTTATTGGCAATATCAAACGTTCGTTTCAAGATTGGTTGCGAGATAGGCATCGTTGGAAAAGGTGTAATCTTGAAACTGATGAACGTGGTAATTTGAAGAAGAATGAACGAGGACAAACTATTTCAATTCCCAATGTGTCATTAGATGTGAAAACGGAAGACGGAATTGACTTAGCAGAAAAGATAGCATGTGTGGAGAATAATAATGATGAGGAATTATCGGACAACGCACAAGAATATTTAAAATCTCTTAGTCCAACGCAACGAGAAATAGCCAGTTTGATTATGGACGGCTATCAATTAAAGGACATACAAAAAATGTTGGACATTTCGGATAAACGCTGGAATAAAACAGTGGCAGATATGAGAAGTTTTAGTAAAAAAAATATAATAAGAAAAGATACGACAATTAAGGAGGATAAACATATGGTATTAGCAAATACAACACAAACTTTTGAAAAAAGCAAAAATACAGATTTAAGCATTGGTTCAATTATTAAAAAAATGAATAAGCAAACTATTCGTTTTGACCACCCACTACAAAGAGAGTCAGATCAATGGACGTCTATCATGCAATCTAATCTAATTTCTGATATTTTGCAAGGAAATCCTATTCCTGCTTTGGTATTTGCAGAGGAGATAATCAATTATATTCCGATTATATGGGATTTGGACGGCAAACAAAGATGTACTACCGCACAAAAGTTCTTTGAAGACGGGTTTAAGATTTCAAAGAAGGTAAGAAGAAATATCATTACATATAGTGAAATTTTAAAAGATAAAAACGGTGTAAATATTTTGGACGAGAATGGAAATCTACAATGTGAAATAAAGAAATTTGATATTATAGGAAAGAAGTATTCAGATTTACCGGAAGAGCTACAAGAAAAATTTGTTGACTATTCATTCAAGATTACGAAGTATTTGAATTGTAGTAAAGAAGATATTGCTTATCATATAGCAAGATACAATGAAGGTCGTGCTATGACGGCACAACAAAAGGGTATCATTGAATTAGGCGAACATTTTGCATTGTCAGCAAAACAAATTTCTGCTATGCCATTGTTTAAAGAATTGAGTAGTTTTACAACCAAAGAAACCAAGAATGGTACATCTGACAGAGTTGTCGTAGAAAGTGTTATGCTGATTAATTTTAAGGATGATTGGAAAAAAGACCAATCGGTTATGTGTGAGTATGTAAAAAATAATGCAAACGATGATATGTTTGATGAAGTTGAAGATTTGATAGACTGTCTTGAAAACATTCACAACGATGAGTTTTATGAATTATTTGATTCAAAAAATACATTTTTGTGGCTTGCGGCATTCAGAAATTTTAAGGAACTTACTAATTATGAAGTAGACGATACAAAGTTTGCAGACTTTTTGATTGAATTCAATAAAACATTGCAATACAAAGAAGTTAACGGCGAAAGCTTTTATGATTTGTGCATTGATAAAGAAACTGGAAAGAATAGAGCAACGAAAGACAAATATATTGTTTTACCAAAATTCAACAAGCTTCTATATTTAATGAAAGAATTTTTAGGCATTGAAGATAACGAGTCATCGTTAAATGAAGAAAATGTTAAAATGACAACTGAAAATAAAAATATTATTAAAGAAGAAAATGTTGAAAGTGATGTTTGCGACAATACTCAAAACAGTGTACAGGAAATAGAGAATAATATATTAGAAGGAATTGAGCAAGAAGATATAGAATTTTACGAAACAATGATTGAGGACGTGTTGCCAAGTAATTCCGAACTAGCACAAAAAGCACACGACGAATTAGTTAAGTTGATAGATTATTCTTGTGAAAAAGATTATGATATGGCGTTAGAAAAATGGTTACAAACGATAGACGAAAGTGTATTAATTTCGAACAATAAAACAGAGAACTATAATAATATGAAGAAACTTTTCATTGAGTATATGCTTAATCAAGAAAAGAATGTGGCGTAAAGGAGAGTGATGCAAATGATATTTATAACAGGAGACACGCATGGAGATTGGAAAAATCGGTTTAAACCTGAATGTTTTCCGATAGGACAAAGTTTAAATAGAAGTGATTATGTCATTGTGTGTGGTGACTTTGGTTATTGGCACGATACGGATATTGAAAGAAATAACCTTGATTGGCTTGAAAGTCAACCATGGACTACATTATTTGTAGACGGAAACCATAGTAACTTTGACCGACTAAAGAAATTGCCGGTTGAAGAATGGAACGGAGGAAAAGTACATAAAATCCGTCCACATATAATTCACTTGATGAGAGGACAAGTGTTTACTATTAATGGTAAAACGTTCTTTACATTTGGTGGAGCACAATCGCATGATATTAAAGACGGAATTTTGGAAACTGATGACCCAAGAATTGCGGAATGGCAATATGATTATTGCAAGATGTTTCGTATAAATCATATATCATGGTGGCAGGAAGAGTTACCTTCTCAAAAAGAAATGGACGAAGGTATTGAAAATTTGGCTGAATACGGCAATAAGGTGGATTATATTATCACACATTGCCCACCGACAAAGACTTTAGATGTAATGAATATGAGTAGAGGTTTCTTTGATAAATTGAAACCAGATAGATTAACGGATTATCTTCAAGAAATTCAAGAGAATATTCAATACAAGGGATGGTATTGTGGACATATGCACGAGAATAATCGTTACAAAGATGATATAACTGTTTTGTATCATAACATTATAGAGATTGGTGGCGATGCTCAATGATATATGTAATCACTAATGGAGAACAATATATTAGAACCAATCCAAATGGGCGATTGGCATGGTCGGGTAATCCGACTTTAGCCAACTCGTTTGAGACCTTCCCAGCCGCATTGGGTTTCTTAAAGACTAAAAGAGTACAAAATTTCTTGAAAGGGAATTCAAGAAGAAGTCGTGTTGTCGAATTGACAGATGGTTATATGCCAGTTGAAAAACCAGAGAATTGTTGCGAAGAAAATTTAAATGATGTTGATGATATTAAATCAATGGACATAGACAGATTGTTAAAGACACCGCATTTACCAGATGAATATAATCCATATACTTACTATGAAGATATTGAATTGGATTTGGAGAATATAGCAAATGTATTGCAATCAGCGAACAAAATACTTTCAAATTTGGATAGATATTATGAAAGTATAAAATATCTTGAAAGAGAAATGGATTTAAGAATTTTTGATATCAGACATACTCTTGTAGAGGATGAAACAAAACTGAGTGGTGTTGCAATGCAACGTGGAGGATATTATGGACAACAAGTAGATCAATATAGAAAAAAGATTAAACGAAATAGACTTATTCTTGAGTTAATTAAAGATGACATAAATAAAATTAAAGATAAAAATTTATCAAACGAAATACATAAGATTATGACTACGCCACATAAACCAAGAAGAATATCTAAGAGTTTATTTATAGATTATTGTAATGGAAAGTACAGAAAGGAGAAAAAACATGAAACAAAAAGAGTATCAAAAACTATTAGAACTGGTGTGCAATAAACAAGACAGCTTATTGGCACATGGATTGTGGGATAGTGAAGAATACAAGTTGATGGAACGACTTAAAGTCAAACTAAAGAAGAAAACAAAAAAGAAATAAGGAGAATATAACTATGAAAGAAGTATTAATGTTACTATTGGCTATGATAATAGGTTTCGCCGGTGGGACAGGAATGTTTGCGTTGATTTTGCATTATTGTAATGGTAACGAAAAATCTGTTTCAACGGAGATAGACGATTTTGGTCAAAGTGCAGAAGTATGTGCTGAAAGTTTTAGAGGTTTGTCAAATGCTTTCAAAACAATGGGAGAAAGTATTAATAAGGGATATACAAGGTACATCGGAAACAGCGATAAGATGACCGAACAAGAATTTAAAGAAGCGTTAAAAATGAAAAATAAAAAAGGAGAATATTAATGATGAAAGAAATAAGCAAATCTAATGTTTTTGAAGTATCTATTAACGAAAAAGATAAAAAGAAAATAAACGGTGGTCGAGTAACAAGATCTTATATTAACAAGTGTTCAGAGATTGTAAAAAGATTGAAAGGAAAAAATAAATGAATGATTTAAAAAAAGTAAAAGCTACATGTTGCGAGGGCGAAGGTCAAGGTTCTTGCAAAAGATGTGTTGATAAAGGCATATGAAATCGAATGTGGATGAGTTTTCTATACAAAATAGAAGGTCTTGAAGGCTGTTATTGTGCAAAATGTGTAGATGAAATAATGGAGGAAATGAAATGAGATTTTTTAAAGTAGAAGAAATTGACGAAGATACATTCACAAAGCAAGCAGGTAGTTATGAGAGTATTTTTGTTAGTGGTTCTCAAAGAGGTAAGGACAGAGCGGTATATGCGTTCGTAGATGAAACAGAGGACGAGTTTGAGATATATTTAGACGAGTTTGCGGAGGAAGAATAAAATGTTAAAAATTAAATTTTGGAGAATCGAAAATGTATTGTTAATGAAAGTGTTGGAGCAGGGAAACGAGATTAAACGAGGGGATTTTAAATTTTGCGCGTCTAATGGGATTAAGGTTACGAGTATAAGTAGCCCAGAACTAACACCAGCTTTTATAAACATAAGAGGTCGTGCGAAAGAATATGATGACAGTATTGTACCTCGTGAGTGCATTAATGCAGAAGAAGCAAAAGCAATGCTGGCTCGCTACATTGAAGCAGTCAAAGAATATAACACGTCCCTATTAAGAAAAAGTAATGACAAAGATGATATAGAGATAGAAACAGTTATTGCAGAATAGGTCAACAAATAAGGAGGATAGTTAATATGAAAGTAACGATTAATGCAAACGGTACAACCATTCAAGCTGAAATCAGTGAGGAACAACTGAAAGAGTTGGGACTAATAGAGGAACAGCCGACAGGATATGAGAGGGTTAAAAAAGGTGACGTGTATTATTTCAACATTACAAGAAGTGAGACGGTCGCCGAAGTGGAATGTAACAGAAGAATTGACGAAGGTCGTTATGACACAGGCAATTATTACAGCGATAAAACCATTGCCGAGAACAATGCTCGTGCAGACAGATTACTCCGTCAGCTAAAACAGTGGCAGGCACAAAATGACAAGGCTATTTCTATATCTGATTGGAAAAATGAGGGGATTATTAAATATTTTATTGCATATAACTATCGTTCCAGTCTATTTGAAATAGGAAGATGCTCTCGAAGAAGAGAACCAAATATTATTTACTTTACAACGAAAGATAAAGTGTCAAAGGCGGTTAAAAATTTTAGAGACGAATTAGAATGGTATTTTACTGAATACCAACAACGTCTTGATGAAGAATAAGGAGAGTGAACAAATGGGATATTATAGAGTGCGTAAAAATTGGAACAATGGTAAGTGGGATAGTTCACAAATTTGTGCATATACGGACAAGCAAAAAGCTATTCAAGAATGCACAGAAGAAAGGGTGCAACAGGGATATAAAGTGTTTGACCCAGATGGTAAAGTAGTTTATCCAATTACATTGGAAAAGCAAACAAAGGTATTGAAGAACGATGGTGTTATTCCTGACGACGAAATTGAATATTGGAATGACATATTTAATAGGAAGAAACTCGTTCACTTGGACGATTTGAATGTGATTATTAACCGATATTCTAAACTATTGAATAAAAATGAAACAAAGATAGTTTCGCATAATGGTATTTGTATGTTGAGAATACCATCAAATAGATTCCAAATTAAATTGGTTGATAAATCAAAGAGCAACTTGGACGAAGATACATATTTTAATCTTGGTTATTTTGCAAACTTCAAAGAGGATGGAATTTTCTTTACTTTGCCAGTGGCAAACCTTGTAGCCGACACAGATGAAAACACACTTTCATCGCCATGTTTGAAATATTTGAAGGAACGAAAAGTCAAGGATAATAAGGTTTATTTCTATGCAAGTCAAAATGCGTCTGATCAGTTTAAAACAAAAGACGTGTCTACATTGATTATTTGTAATGACAATACAGTTTTTATTGATAAGTACAACAGTTTATATGATGAAGATGTTAAATATGCCGTTTCGGGTGCGCCGATTATAATTGATGGATTTAGAGCAACGACAGAATATTTGGACGAAGGTTGGGATAATTCGATAGTTAGACCAACTGTTCACGGATTTTTGGGTATCAAAGACAATTATATTTATTATTTTTACATTGAAACGAAGACCTCGAATTGTATCACAAGTGGAGAGGTTTACGACAAAATTAAAGACTGTGGATTTTCAGATGTTATTAAAGTTGATGGTGGTGGAAGCTTCTATTGTAAAATCAATGGAGAAATTCAAAAGAGTACAAGTGAGAATAGACAAATTAATAACATTGGTATTGTGATGTAAGGGGAATAAGGTAGTATAAATGAGCGATGATATAAAACTGGTCAATGCTGGCGAGTATCTCAACAAATTATGTGCTGATATGAGTGCATCAAAATCATACTATTACGATATTCAATATACACTTTCGACAACATTATTGGAATATCGGTTAAAATATAGCTTGACCTCAAAAGATATGGCAAGTTATTTGGAAGTAAGTCCTTCAATGCTATTCAATTATGAAAGTGGTGATTATGATTTTTCTCTTTCTCAAATTTGTGATATATGTGAAAAATTAAATCTAAAACTTAACCTTTCGATTGCCGAAAATTAAATATACAGGGAGAATATTCTTATGATAACAAAAACTATGAAATTATCGGATATAAAGATTTCGGATGCGTTTGCAAGAACTCATGTATCTGAAAGAAAACTACAGAAATGTAGAGATTATTTTAATGTATTTGAAAAAGCTGACCGGGATATTGTACTTTCTTCGAAAGATATTCTGATTGATGGATATATTATGTATCTCGTTTATAAGGAGAATAATATAGAGGAAGTTGAAGTCAAGGTAAAATCTACTTATAGAGATTATCCAACGACTTATATCTATGGTAAGCACGTTAATGGTAGTAATAAAGTGTATGTTTGGAGAATTCCGCATGATAGAAAATACAATTGGGATAAATTTGTTACGCTGATTGAACCTGGCGATATTATTTTGTGTAGAACAAAGTATGGCACACAAGCAATATCGGTTGCCGACATTCAAGTTTACGATAAATGTCCTGTAAATTATAGTGTCAAGAAAGTGGCTTGTTCATTATTTTGGAAAGTGACAGCAACAGCAGAAATGAGGGAGTGAGATTATTCATGTTCTGATAATACAAAAGAAATTGATAAAAATTTGAAAGATACATTGCAGAATTTAAAAGAATTAAGTGATGAATCAGCTTTGTACTCAACTTCTAATTTGATGAGAGAACTACAAATTATTCGCAATGGATATGAAAAAGGAGAATAAATATATGAGCAGATGGACACATGTGGCGGCAATATTTAGAGTAGACAGTATAGGTCAGATTTCTGATGATGAGATTATTGAAAAGTTTGGTAGAGAAGTTGATTGGGAAGAGATGGCAGATTGTGATTATGATGATTCTGACGAATGGGTTCAACAAGAGTTTCTTCCAATGGGTAGCGAAGGCAGTCTTAAAATGAGCATTTGGCATAATCCTGTTAAAAATGAGATGGCATCTACTACAGTTTCGGTATTCGGAGATTTGAGAGATTATGGTGGGAGTGATGATATTGAAAGGCTGGAGCAATGGTTTGCCAAGTGTTGTGAGAATAATTGGACAAGACAGGCAGTTATGCAAGTTATAGATGAATATTGTGATAAGCCAACAATTTTTCAATATATACAGAACTAATTGAAACGGCAGTTTCAATGCAAAAGATAATCAATATATAGTGGTTAGATAAACAATTAAATACAATATGTAGTATAAAAGAAAGGATATATAATATGGAAAAGATATTAGTTGTAGTAGATATGCAAAATGACTTTATAGATGGATCACTTGGTACAGAGGAAGCACGAAATATTGTTGAGCCTGTTTGTGAAAAAATTATAGAATTTGGAGGACAAATTTTTGTAACTCAAGATACTCATTCAGATAATTATCTTGAAACTTTGGAAGGAAGACATTTGCCGGTAGAGCATTGTATTGCAAATACCGAGGGTTGGTTGATAAATTCATTTATAAGAAATGCATTAAAATCTAAAAATTATGCTTTTATAGAAAAAGAAATATTTGGTTCAATGAAACTTGTAGACAAGATAGCAAAAATATTGGACAAGGGAGTCAAAGGTTCAATAGAGATAGTAGGATTATGTTCAGACATATGTGTGGTATCAAATGCACTAATGTTGAGAAGTGCGTTTCCTAATACCGAAATAACAGTAGATGCTTCTTGTTGTGCCGGAGTTACACCAGAAAAACATCAGGCTGCGATGGAAGTTATGAAGAGTTGTCAGATTAATGTAATTGGAGAATAAATATGGACAAGTATATGAGTGTAATAACCAATTTTGGGTGTCATTATTCATGCCCATATTGTATTGTAAAAAACAATAATTTTCATATTCCTAAGACTACACTTGATGGGTTGAATTTGTTAAAGAAAAAGATAGAAGATAATAAGTGTAATTGGGTCTCTATCTCTGGTGGAGGAGATCCATTATGGAATTTTGAAAATCACATTGATTGGTACAAGAGATTTTTTGAAATAACAGAGGGTATCAATATTGAATTGCATACAAGCATGCCGAATGTAGATGGAGTTCCTTATCTGTTTTTTGAGAGAGTAGTATATCATTTACATGATTTCGAGCAATTAAAAACAATCAAACGGAATCATAGTGGCAGATTGTCAGAGTTGTTTTTGTAGTTACAGAACGGTTTACAAAAGATTTAATAGATAAGATTGCAACTTATTGTCATGATTCAGATAATATTGATGAATTAAGTTTAGACAAATGATGGATAATCACTATGAAGAAACTGATTATTGTAGAGAATATTTAAAAGAAGGACACCAAAAGCGTTGGTGGTATATTGAGCAAAATGATTACAATTTATACTATTGCGAAAATGAAGTTTATACAGAGTACAGAAAGATTGGAGAATAAATATGATTAAAATTAATGGAAATATTGTAACAATTAATAAATTCCCTGATGGAACACCAAGAATAAATATTGATGTGAATAGTATCGAAGAATATGATTATGACGGTTCGCCTTGTATTTGGCTTGATTGGATATATGAAAGTAATGATGAGATGTTTTATCTGATGTTAATCAAGAAACATCTTGAAAGATTTAAAACAAATGTGAATTACTATTTGAATCTTCCATATATTCCAAATGCTCGAATGGATAGAGTTAAAAATAATGACGAAGTATTTACTCTAAGATATTTTTGTGAATTTATTAACGGGTTAAACTTTTCGGGTGTCTATGTCTTAGATGCTCATAGTGATGTTTCTACGGCATTGCTTAATAATTGTTTTGAGGAAAATCCAAAGGAATATATTGAACAGGCAATTGCAAAAATTGGAGAGAGAAATCTTGTTCTTTATTTCCCAGATGCAGGGGCGGCAAAAAGATATTCTGATTTATTTCCTGAACTTCAATACTGTTATGGAGAAAAGAAACGAGATTGGAAAACTGGTAAAATTCTCGGATTAGACATCAGAACGAATGGAATTGATTTAGCTGATAAAGCCGTGTTAATGATTGATGACATTATTGCTTATGGTGGCTCGCTGTATTATAGTGCAGAAGAATTGAAGAAAAATGGTGTAAAAGAAATTTACGCATATGCTACACATACAGAAAACTCAATTCTTGACAAAGAAAAAGGTACTTTAATTAAATCTTTGGAGAATAATACTGTGAACAGACTGTTTACGACAAATAGTTTGTTTAAGGGTAATCATGAAAAAATAACAGTTATGGAGGTCGAAGAATTATGAATAATACAATGGCGTTGCTACTATCAGACACTTATAAACAGTGCCACTCGCGAATGTATCCCAAAGGATTAACTAAGCTAGTATCATATTGGGTGCCTCGAAGATCAATGTTAGAGAACAGAAACAAGATGGTTTTCTTTGGATTACAGGCATTTATCAAAGAATATTTAATGGGATATTTCCAAGAAAATTTCTTCGATTTGCCAGAAGATGAAATGGTGTCTCTTTACACTGATTCAATGGATATACAGATTGGTAAGGACAATTATGATTTAGACAAGATTGTCCAATTGCATAGATTAGGATATTTACCACTAGAGATAAGAGCTTTGTCAGAAGGAACACTTGTACCAATGGGAGTTCCATGCATTGAGATTACAAATACAAATGATGATTTTGCTTGGCTTGTACAGTGGATTGAATGTATCCTACAGGTTGAACTATGGAAACCTTGTTGCCATGCAACAATCGGTCATATGTATCGTGAGATTGCGGATTATTGGTACGATAAAACAACTAATGGATTGTCGGGAGACGTGGCTTGTGCGGACTTTGGTATGAGAGGAATGTCTTGTATGGATGAAGCTGTAAGATGTTCAGCTTCGTGGCTACTTTCGTTCAATAAAACATCAACAATTCCGGCGATTAACTATATAGATAAATATTATAATGCTGATTGTAAAAAGAACGGAATTGGATTAGGTGCTGTATCGACAGAACATTCTGTTATGGGTGCAAATTTCTCTATTGACGGAGATGAAATTACATTCGTGAAGAGACTTTTGACTGAACTTTATCCAAATACATCATTTAGTATGGTCTCAGATACATATGATTATTGGAATATGATAAATAATATTCTTCCGCAATGTAAAGAAGAAATTATGAATCATAATGGTAAACTTCTGATTCGTCCTGATAGTGGTGATATTGTAGAAATTTCAGTTAAAACAGTTGAAAGACTATGGGATATCTTTGGTGGCTCTATAAATAGTAAAGGATATAAAGAGTTAAACCCTCATATAGGAATCATTTACGGTGATGGCTGTACCCTTTCTAATGTAGAAACAATTTGGAGAGAGTTGGAGAAACGTGGATTTGCAGCCAATAATATTGCTTATGGTGTAGGAGCTTTTTGTTTTACGGCAATTATGGAGAATGGAAAAATGATAGTTGTTACGAGAGATACTTTTGGAATTGCTATGAAAGCAACTTATGGAGTAATTGATGGTAAGAAATTAATGATTTTCAAAGACCCAAAGACAGATACAAGTCATCTAAAGAAATCTCATAAAGGTTGTTGTAAAGTCTATTATGAAGACGGCGAATTAAAATGTCAAGACCAATTACTTGAAATAAGTGATGATAGTTTACTTACTACTGTATTTAAAAATGGAGAATTGATAAGAGAAGATTCCTTTATAGATATTAGAAACAGAATGTACGGAGGAAAATAAAATGGATTTTTATCTTCAAGCTAATAATTCTTATAATAGATTAGAAGAAGAATTTAAGAAATATGGAAAACTCATCTTTTGCGTAGATTTTGATGATACGATTTATGATTTTCATAAAAAGGGTAGAAAATATGAAAATGTTATTCACCTTTTGCAAAGATGGGAGAACTATTCAGAAGTAATTATCTTTACTGGCAATGGCGAAGATAAATATGAGATGATTGAAAAATATCTGAATGATAATCACATTAAATATAGAGGTATTAATTGTGATGCTTCAGTTGCATTTTCAGGAAGAAAAATTTATGCCAATGTTTATATTGATGATAGAGGAGGACTAATTCAGGTATATCATGAACTATTGACATTAATTGAGAAAATCGAAAAGGGAGAGATTACGCATGAATAATTTTGATGCAAAGAAAGTAAAGAATGAGATTGTTGAATGGATTAAAGATTTATTTAAAGAAAAATTTTCGCAGAAAAATTGTTGTATAGCCTTATCGGGTGGCAAGGATTCTTCTGTTGTAGCAGCATTGTGTGTTGAGGCACTTGGAAAGGATAAAGTAAAGGCTATTATGCTTCCACAACATGAACAAAGTGATATTGATTGTAGTATTTTGTGTGCAAAACATCTTGGAATTGATTACAAAATTATCAACATTGGGGAAGCGGTTGATTCTATTATCTCAGAAATGGAGTCTAATGGAGTGATAGTTACAGAACAAGCAAGAGTAAATGTGCCGGCAAGAATTAGAATGGCAGCGTTGTATTTTTTTGCTCAATGTAACAACGGCATTCCAAGTTGTAATTGTAATCTTTCAGAAGAGTGGATTGGTTATGCCACTTATGGAGGAGATGGATTTGGTTCTTTCGCACCTATTGAAAATTTAACAGTAAGAGAAGTTAAGGCTATTGGTCACGAATTAGGACTTCCTTCTGAATTGGTAGACAAAACGCCAACCGATGGACTTTGTGGGAAAACTGACGAGGATAATTTTGGTTTTACATATGATGTTTTAGACAAATATATTAGAACCGGCGAAATTGACAATAAAGATATAAAAAATAAAATTGATTCCATGCACGAAAAGAATTTATTTAAGTTACAACTTATGCCATCCTTTCAATACTCACCGCAAGTTTAATCTTATAAGTTAAAATGTTGTTTTAATGGAGAATTTCTATTATGGAAGAAATAAAAATTGACTGTGTTTATGATTATAAAGGCTTAACACATTCATACCTGACTGTACGCATTATGGATGTCGATAATTTTGAGATATATTCATCTCATGGAGACCTCATTGAAAAAATACACGATGTGGCTGATTGTTTATATATGTTGTATTTGGTATCCATAGGGGAATATCCACGAAAGGAAGTATCATTATGAGTTTTACAAAAACATTCCCAATCAATACAGGAACATTTGTTGTTGTTCAAGTAGGAAATACAAAGAGATTGGGTACAGTGGCTTGTTATCAATGCGTAACAGAGGAGGATGAAGAAGATGTGGTTATGGTTTCGGGTTATAAAGAAAGTTGGTGTGGAGAATATTTGCTTAGTGAAGTGAAGATTGCAACGAATGAAGAAATTAAGCAATATATGAAAGGGTGAAAACAAAATATGTTATTGAGTGAAATTGCAGAAAAGATTATAAAAAAAGAATCTAATCTTTCCTTGGAGAATGAGGTTATAGTTGGTAATAGAGAAGAATGGTATGAAGAATCTCTAATCGACCCATTAATAGACTATTATTCATATGACGTATTAAGATTGTGCGGTTGCGGTTGTCCTAATGACACATTAGATGTCATACGCAAATATCTTCATATTCGAAAAGATTGGAAGGACAACAAGTGTGATTATGATGAAGTGCAACAAAGATATAAGACAGAATTGAATATAGATGATCAAGATGATATACAGTGGGGCTTATTACAATTCATGGCATACATTTTGGACGACCGTGGCTTTACGGAGCATGGTAGCAGTATCGGAGGTTGCTGGTTGACTGAAAAAGGCGAGATGTTTCTTACAGTGTTAGATGCATGGGATCAATATAATAAGGAGAATTAAAATGAACATAGGAGAAAAGAAAGAATTTATTGGATACGTTGGAGAATATAGTGATACATGGTTATTTGAAACTGATAAGACTCCATATTCATCTATAGTTGTATTAGCTATAGATGAACTGTTACGCACCGAAACAAAAGATTGTGAGAAATATAAAATCACGATAGAAAAATTGGAGGCGGAAATGATATGAAACTAACTCATAGATATGATTGTTATTTAGAATTAAACGAATATCTTTCTCATGAATATCATTGTGAGCTAACCAAAGAACTTGATGATTTGGCTGGTTTTGATAAGAAAATGATTGACGAATATGAATATGGACATTATATATTGGTAACTGAAGCGGATATGAAACAAAGACTTTTGTACATACGAATTCCAGGTGGTACGGTTGGCAATATATTTTTGGACAAGACGGAGAATATTATTACGAAAATAACAATTGATACAGATTATGTCGTAGATTCGTATCCTGAGAATGTTCAAGAATATGTTCAGAAATACATTGGAGAGAAAATTGAAATAGGAGATTGAAAATTATGAAAAAACTCAATAATGAACTTAGCGAATGGGACGACGTTGTTAATAAGGTGAACGAACTTGTTGCTTATATAAACGAACAAGAACCCCAACCAGTGACGGTGTTATGGGTAATCAGAAATAAAGACACAAATGAATTGATATTTAATGCAAGAGGAGGAGCTTATAAAGATAAGGAAGCGGCTTTAAATAAAATAAAAAAGTTGGGCTCTCAAAATCATCGTTTGCTTAGATATGAATTAGTTAATGAAAACAATGTTTCAAAGGGAGAGTGTTGCGACATGATGAAGGGCGATAAGATAAAATTGAAAAAGGGAATAGGTACACTTAGACATATTGGTGCAATATGCGAAGTGACTGATGTGTCAGAAGACGGCATAATTTCTTTTAGATACAAAAATAAATATGAAGGCTGTATCTCAGAAGATGTGTGTGCAGAATATTTTGATGAAGTTCACAAGTGGAGCGAATGGAGAAAGAAAAATGGTGGGAATTACTTCAACAATGATGGAAGATTTTATGCATTTGTTTATGAATACAGAACCGATGGCAAAAAGATTCAAGTACGAAGTGGGAAATATAAAGCAGAGGCTTGTTGCCATAAAGATGATACATATAATGAGGAGATAGGTTTATTCCTAGCAAGCAATAGATTGTTTATAAAAATTCTTCAAGACATGGTTAATTCTGAAATTCGTCAAATGAAATATGATGTAGTAGATGAACTTTTTAGGAATGTGGCAAAGGCAAGTGCAAAATTAGGTGTTAAATTTGTATAAGTAAATAAACTTTTCATCGGATGAAACGGAGAATGTATAGGTAGAAGGGTAGAAAATATAGTGAGTACAAAATATTACATACATACACAAAACAAGGAATTTGTTGAGAAGTATTTCTTTAATGAGTATAGACTTGTGGACGAACCTTGTTTTGGCTATGAAATTTGTATTGGACGTAGAAGTGGTGGATGGAAGCCTTTGTTTAATCAACACAACGACGCATATACTTCCGTTGAAGAAATGAAAGAATTTTTATCCATACATTCCGATAAAATTTCTATATATGATGAATCTGAACGATTTATTACTTTAAATGAATTAGAAGATGGGTTAATAAATTGGGGAGAGCATCAGGCAGTCAAGTATATGAAGTATAACGCTCAAGAATCCGACTTAGACGATATTCGTTTTGATATAAGTACAAAAGACGATTATGATATAAGAGCTCCATTTGACCATATTGAATATAACAAAGTAATAGATAGGCTTGCTCCCGAATTAAAAACGTATAGAGGTCATTATACTCATGATAAAGATAATTATGATTTTGTGTCGGGTTGGTGGAGTAACCCAAGACCAAGAGGATTATTGAGGAGGCTGTTTAATGAGTTGGAATCCAGTAATGAATAAATTCATTGAAATAAAAAATGAGTTTCATAAAAGAATGGGATATGTTACATATGACATGGACGGGAAGAAAACCTGTTTGGAACTATGGGTCGAATGTTTAAATAACATTGACCCCATAAATCAATATCCTGAATATACAGACTTACTTTCAAGATTAGAACTAAACCAAAACGGACAGTTTCTTCTTTTGAGATACGGTCAATATAGCGATATCTACAATGGAGAAGTTGATAATTCCGGTGAGGAATTATGGAGTATATATGATGGATTTTATCGTGAATGTAGAAGTATAGTAATTGATATAGTAAATGACAAAATAGTTTTGTGTCCATTTGCTAAATTCTTTAATATTAACGAACTCGAAGAAACAAGTTTGGAGAATATACAAAGTAGGATTGGCAATGCAAAAACAGTTGAATTTTCAAATAAGTTGGACGGTTCTATGCAGTCAGCTACTTGGTATAATGGTCAAATTATAATGGCAGGCAGTCAATCTATTAATCCAAATACTTCATGGAGATTACAAGATGGTTATAAGATGATATATCAGTTACCTGGTTATGAACGAATGTTACGAGAATATCCCAATATCACTTTTATTTTTGAGTACATTTCATTAAAAGATACACATGTCGTTAAATACACAAAAGAGCAAGAAGGATTATATCTTATCGGCATGAGAAGTAATTTGACCGGCGAAGAATATTCATATGAATCAATTCTCAAATTCGCAAAATTATACAATATTCCAACAACAGAAATCTTCAACAAGACCTTGGATGATGTTATGACCGAATTAGACGATAAGTCATCTGATGAAGCGGAAGGTTTTGTAATCAATATTGACGGTTATAAGGTTAAATTAAAATACAATGATTATGTGCATATTCATAAAGTATTATCTAAGTTATCGTCTATTAATTTAGTGATTTCTTCTATCGCTGACAGTTGTTATGATGATTTGCTATCGAAATTACCAAAGGCTTATCATGAAAATGTTAAGAAGATAGCAACCGTTGTTATGAAGTATATTACTGAGACCACAAAAAATATAAAACAATACTATGATACTGCTCCCAAAACCAATAAGAAAGATTTTATGATATATGTTTCAGAAAATGTTCCTAAGGAGTATCAAGTATATTGTAGAGAATTATATTATGGTCATGATATCAATGTTTTAAAAAGTGGCAACAAAAAGTCACCTCGATATAAAAAATTAAAGGAAATGGGAGTAGACGATTATTCTATGCTCTTCAAGGAGGAATTGAAGGATGTTTAAACAAGAAGTGCAAAATCAAATTCAACAACATTATGACAAACTTATATCGTTAGGCTACAATGTTGTTGGTGTATTTTTATACGGTTCACAAAATTATGAGTTGGATTACTCTGGTTCAGATGTCGATTCAAAAGCAATAATTCTTCCTACATTAAACGATATTGTGTTTAATCGTCAACCTGTAAGTACGACACTTGATATGGGGAATGGTTGCTTATGTGATGTAAAAGATATTCGTAAAATGTTTGAGTGTTTTAAGAAACAAAATATTAACTTTGTTGAACTTTTGTTTACTCAATATTATATTTTAAATCCAATTTATGAAGAACTATTCGCACCTATGCTTGATAATGCCGAAAAAATTGCAAGGTACAACAATTACGCAAGTGTTAATTGTATGTGCGGAATGGCATTTGAAAAGTACAAAGCTCTTACATATCCGTATCCAAGTATCGTAGATAAGATTGAGAAATATGGTTGTGACCCCAAACAATTACATCATATTTTACGTTTGAAAGATTTTATCGAAAGATATTGTAATGGCGAAAGTTACCGTACTATTCTAATCCCTAAAAATAAGGATATGTTGCTCGATATTAAATCTAATTATCATTATGAATTAGAATATTCGAAAAATTTAGCAAAAGAAACGTGTGAGTGGATTAAACAATATAAACAAGAGTATATGGAGAATAATCCATTGGAGATTAATACTGAGGCAAAAGATGTTATGGAAAAGGTGATGACAAACTTAATTACATTCAGTATAAAAAATGAGGTGTGTAGGAATGAGTAAACCAAAACTATATGTTATGTGTGGTTTGTCCGGAAGTGGTAAATCTACCATTGCCAAACAGATTGTAAATGATAATCCTGATACAGTTGTTATATCAACTGATATGATACGAGAACAATTAACCGGCGAAGTCGGAGACCAGTCTCAAAATGATGAAGTGTTTGAACTTTTTCATACATTAATCCGAAAGCGTTTGGAGAATAAATATAATGTGATAGCCGATGCAACAAATATCACAATGAAGTCTCGTCGAGCAATTCTTAATAAAGTCAATGGACTAGACATAGAAAAGATTTGTTACATAATGCCGAAACCATTTGAGTGGTGTCAACAAGATAATAAAAATAGACCACATCCTGTTCCTGATGAAGTGTTGGAAAAGCAAATTAGAAGATTTGAAATTCCATTCATTGAGGAAGGGTGGAGCAAGATTATTATTCATGATGAATTTAAAAATCATGTGAGAAATTTGGTTAATGAAATAGCTTATATGGGAGATTTCGACCAAAAGAATCCTCATCACACAATGGATTTGTACAAGCATTGTTTAAATACTAAGAAATTAATGAAAGAAAAGGGTTATGAAAATCCTTGGCTGGGCGGTGCGATGATGCATGACTTAGGTAAATTGTCAACTCAAACATTTGATGATCTTGGCATAGCTCATTACTTTGACCATCACGCATACGGTTCGTATTTTGTATTGAGTCGAATACCTCAAAATTTAGAAGTATTAGACGTATGTTTCCTTATCAATTATCATATGTTGCCGTTTAGTTGGGAAAGTGAAAAAACGAAACAACGCTGGCGAAAAAGATTCGGAGAATATAAGTATAAGATACTTATGGATTTTCATGAATGCGATATACAGAGGTGATAAAGGAAATATATGAGTAAAGAGTTATCTAATAGAGAACAAAAGTTTCGGGATGAGTATATGGATATTTTGTATCAGGCTATAAGGAAAGAACATCCACCTGGGAAATACCTTCTCTTAGACAAGGACGATTTGAGAAAATTGACGGAACTGTTCAAAAGAGTTTATCAAGAAGGAGAATATATTGATATGAATGATATTAAAGAATTTCTTACAAAAGAACATAAAGAACTTATTCATAAGAAAATTGTAAAAACAATTGAGGATATGGACTTTACTTCTATAATAGAAGATTTTATCAATGATGAATTGGATTATGTTAGAGATCAAGATAATGTTGATGAATTCTTGGAAGAACAAATTATAGAAATTGTCCGTCAGCATTTAGTTAAGAGTGGATTGTTAAAGGAGAATAAGTAAGTATGAATTATTTTATTTCGGATTTACATTTGGGTCATAAGAATGTTTTAAAGTTTGATAATCGTCCATTTATCAATATAGAAGAACATGACAAAACAATTATTGATAATTGGAATAATAAAGTTAATGATAATGACGATGTATATGTCTTGGGTGATATTAGTTGGCACAATGCCACCAAAACTATTGAAATTTTCAAACAGTTAAAAGGTCGCATACATTTAATTCAAGGAAATCATGACAATAGAATATTAAAAAACAAAGAATTATACAACTTATTTGTCGAGGTTGTAGATTACAAGGAACTAAAAATTGACAATGAAATTTCAGTTGTTTTATGTCACTATCCGATGCCATGTTTCAAAAATCATTACTATGATTGGATACATCTTTACGGGCACGTACATAATAGTTTTGAAGAAAATATGATACAACATTTTAGATATGAAATGGGAGCATTATATGATAAACCTTGTCATATGTACAACGTCGGTGCGATGATGAAGTATATGGATTATACACCGAGAACACTAGAAGAAATTAGAACAGGATGGATATTAGAGTCATAAGATAGGGCGTCATGATGAAAATGTTCGTAAGGTCTAATTGGAAAACTATAAGTAGGGATAAGATTATAGAGGTGATAGATTGAAAGTATACAATACTTGTTGTAAAGTTAGTAATTATTGTACTGGCGAATTAGAAGAAGTGTTAAATCAATATTCAGATTATGGGTTTAATTTGGTTTCAACGCTTATTGCAAAGAATGAATGTGACATAGATGTTATGTATTTGTTTTTTACAAAAGTATGCGAATAATTAGTAACCTAATGAAAATTAAATTTCAACGGCAAGAAAAACTATATATGGTGGTTTTAAGATAATGTCGACTACTATATATGGTATATAAAAATAGACAATCAACAAATTTTGGTCGAGGCGTTGATTGTCTATATAAAAGGATACTTCATAATGGGATATACCATTACTCTGTATTTTTATATTTTAACATATTTTTGCAGAAATATCAAGTATTATTTTTATCATTTTGTTTGGGTGGGAATTAGCATACCCTTGGACAATCTGTGTCCATAAACCACTGTTCATATAGTTCACATAAATTTAATTCTATGTTCCGTCCATTTGGGCGTTCAGATAGATTTTATTACGTTAATTTTTATTTCAAGGAGGATTTTATTTTAATGGCGAAAACAAAGAAAATACTAGAGAAAAAAAATTGGTCTAACTCGTTTATGCTTATTGGAGAAGCAAAAATTAATGATTATACATATAAGTTAGACGCAAAAGCTGGGCAATCCGATTGGATTTATAACAGTTTGAATCTTGGTGTGTACTGTGGTGAAACTTGTGGAACTGTATATGCAGAACTTATGGGTGGTTACGGTGCAGAAAGAGATAATGTTATTTATGTTCATGGCAAGGACGAAAACGGCAAAGATGATTTTAGTAATAAATTTACTATTGATTGGGAAGACAGATTTGATGAAACAATTCTAGAATCTGTGGGTGATCTTTGTTACTTAACTGTAGGCATTGAGAGAGATAAGGGTGGCAAGGTTTACTATAAGAAATTTCTAGCACCATATGACATGATTGCGTATATTAATGAAAATCTTGAAGATGGAATGGTTGTTAATGTAAAGGGCAACTTGAAATATTCTATGTATAATGATGAATTGCAAGTTAAAAAGGAGATAAATAGCGTTGTTCTTTCTAAAGTTAATGACTCAAGTAAGTATTGTGCTAAATTCACACAGACAATGCTATTAACAAAAGATAGTCTCGGCAAGGTAGATAAGACAACCGGCATTCTTCCAATCTATGCAAAGGTGTTGGACTATATTAAGGAATACAAAGGTAAGGAAGTAAGAGCTAATATTCCGTATAATAAGACATTTGAATTCGAGCTTGATTTATCAACACCTGACATTGCACAAAAAGTCATAGATAAGATATTTAAGGTTAGAAAAGATGTTACAGAAGTGACTTTTGAAGGAGATCTTATTGAGGGTGGTGCTTTAGTCACAGCAACAGAAGACGATCTTCCCGATGATATTAAAGCACTTATTGCAATCAATGTATTTACGCTTGAAGAGGCGCTTGCAAAGTGTACTGCAAATTCTGGACGAGAAAAAAGAATGGTTATTCGAAAGCCAGTTATTAAACTAGTCGAAGATAAAGAGGGCAACAAAACTCCTGTTATTCAGAAGTTTGAAAGAAAATACGAAGAAGAAGACTTAATTCCTAATTTTATGTATAGCACAGAAGATGAGGATTATGAAGATGAGATAGATGATGATACAGATTCAGATGAAAATGAAAGTACATCTAACGATGACAACGATTGGTTAAATAGACTGTAAATATAAATATAAGTACGAATAAAAAATATAAATGAGGTCGTAAAATGCGACCTCAAAATAAATTAAACAAAGGAGATTTTTATATGGCATACGGAATAAAAAATGTAGTTAAAATTGATCCATTGGCTTATAATATTGGCTTGATTGGAGAAAGTGGAATTGGTAAAACGACAATTATTAAGGAAATGTGTGAAAAACTTACGGGTTCAAATGATGGTTATTTGTTTTTGGAATGCGGCAAGGAAGATGGTGCAGACGCAATTCAAGGTATTAATTATATTAATTGCCGTGAATGGTCTGCCGACTATGATGAGATAGAACATTCTATTGGTTTCGAAGATGTGGTTGATGATATCATTGATAATAAAACTACAGAATATCCATTGTTGAGAACGGTTGTCATTGATACATATGACCAATTGATTAATATCGCAAAAGCAGAGGTTATTGAAATGCATAACCGTGAAAATCCCGACAAACCAGTCAAATCAATTAAGGCTGCTTTTGGTGGCTATATGGCTGGCGAAGACAAAGCTGTAGATATGGTTTTAGAAAAGTTATGGAATTTAAAAAGAGTTGGTGTTTCATTTATCATTATTGGACATGTTAAACGACGTGACCAAGAAGATATGTTTACTGACCAAAAGTATCGTTTGTTGACAACAAACATGTCAATAAGAGATTTTAATGCAATAAAAACAAAGCTTCATTTTTTGGGAGTGGCTTCCATTGATAGAGAAATTGTTCAGCAAAAAACAGGCAAAAAAGACAATAAAGGCAATGAAAAGATGAAAGGCGTAGTTGCTAAAGAAAGCAGAAAGATTACTTTTAGAGATGATTCTTATTGTATTGATAGCAAAAGTCGCTTCGCAGATATTGTTCCTGAAATTGAATTTACTCCAGACGCACTTATAAAAGCGATTACCGATGCAATTAAAGCAGAACAATCTAAGTCAGGCAAAACTTTTGAACAATCAAAGGCTGAGCAAGAATTAGAAACAGCAAAAAAGTTGAAAGAAGTAGCGAAAGCAGAGCAGGTAAAAAAAGAAACCAAAAAACTTGAAGATGTAGTTACACAAATTACAGATTATATTAAAAATAATAAGTCCGATATGGACAAGATTAAGCCTATTATTGCCAAGACAAAAGAACTTGGATATGAAAATCCGACAACAATTAGTAAGGTTGAAGATGCTGAAATAGTATTAGAACTTATTTCGTAAAATTCTATATGGGGACAACATGCACGATATATGTTGTCCCCATGAAATAGGAGGTGGATTTTTATGAGAGAAATAAGAAAAAAGGAAAATAAAAATCAAGAATTTTTTGATTTATGTAAATATATAGAAAGAGAAATTTTCAAATATGATGAAAATCAAAAATTAAAACAAGCATCCTGTTTGCAACTAAGAGGTCTTGTAAATGGCAAAGATTTTGGACATAGAGAATATAACGGAGAAAGTAAGTATCCAATTAAATCTGTCCTCATTGCATTTCAAATAAACAAAAATAAAATATTAAATAGCATACAAGGGAAAAATTTTACTAATGAGATTTCTCAAATGAGATATATATGTAAAATTATTGAAAATGATATTCCCAATATATATATGAAATTAAAGAACGCAGAAAAGACGCAAGAAAGCATTCAGAATATGGACACGGATATTCTTTCTCATAACGGTGGTACATATCAGAAAAAAACAGAAGACCTAAAGAATGAACGATTAAATGAGTTATGGTAAGGCGGCGAGGACAATAGCAACGAAAAATGTTACAAAAGGCAACAAGATAACTCCATTTGAACAGGAGCTAATTGAGACAGTAAAGAAGATAAATGAATATAAAGAAGCTTGCGAAGCTAATGTGGTAAGTATTTTATATAAAAAGCCAGATTCAATATTTGAAACCAATTTAACATTGGAAGAATTTCATAATAATATTTGGCGTGTGTATTGGACTATTGCAAATGATATAGTAAAAATTGAAAAGAAAAATGCACTTGATGATATTACAGTTGGTTTGTATCTCGAAAAACATCCCAAATTAAGAAGCAAATATGAAGAATATGGTGGATATGACACCATTGTAAGTGCAAGTGCTTATGTAAATACAGAAAATCTATATGGATATATTCAGGAATTACGCAAGTGGAATAGTGTTATAAAATTAGCAAAACGTGGCTGCCCTGTGAGAGATAGATTAAGTGATTATTGTGATATGGCGGCTGAGGAAATCTATAATGAATGGGAGGCTTTTATTAATGATATATTTGTAAATATAGATTGCGATGTAAAAAGTTATGATATATGCGATGGTATTTATGATTTAATCGAAGAACTTGATGAGGGGCTGGCGATCGGGCTTCCATATCATAATATGGATATGATTACAAAAGAAACAGGTGGGCAGTACTTAGGTTCTATTACATTAGTTGGGGGATTAAGCAATGTAGGAAAGTCTACATTTGCTAGAAACGCTACAGTCCCAACTGCAATAAAAGAAAAAGAACGTGTTGTTGCAATGATTAACGAAGATAACTTAAAAAAGTGGCAAAGAGAACTTCTTATATTTGTTGCAAATAACATAATTAAAGAGGATTTACAAAAGCATATCGTCAGAGATGGACATTATCAAGACGACACAAAGGAATTGCTCTATAAAGCCGCTGATTGGATTAAAGAACAAACACAAAATCATATACTTACAATTGTTCCTTTTAAACAATATAAGACAAAGAATGCAATTAAAATTATAAAAAAATATTCGAGTATGGGTGTAAAATACTTTATTCTTGATACATTTAAAATGGATGCTGGTGATGTAAGCGACAAATCTTGGCTTGAAATGCAACAGAACATGGTTGAAATTAATGATGTAATTAAACCCGAATCGAAGAATTTACATATTCTTATTACATTCCAATTAGCAAAAGGAAGTGTAAAACAAAGATACTATACTCAAGATAATATTGGAATGTCAAAGAATATTATCGATCCCGCTTCGACTTGTATTATGATTCGTGATTTATATGATGATGAATATACTGGCGAAAAAAGAGAATTAAAAGTATATAGGCTTGAAGGGAAAAACGGCAAAACGAAAATTCCAGTTAAGTTAGACAAGGACAAACATTATCAAATTGCTTTTATTATTAAAAATAGAGAAGGCTCTGCTAATAGATATCAAGTAGTATTTTCGCATGATATGTCAAGAAATATTATGCATGAAATTGGTATCACAAATGTGCCTGTTGATTTTTAAGGTGGTGAGTATTATATGACCGTTTTGGAGTTAAAAAAATATATTTTCCAAAAAGGTAAAATTGAATTTATTTTAAATGAGATTGGGTGCGGTCATATATTATACCACCCAGCCAAAGAATATTATAGTTGTTCAAATTGTGATGGCGATAATAAAACGGCTATCAATATAAAAAATAATGAATATTTAGGCTGCAAAAATTATACAAGAGAAAAGTATTTTGACGATAATTCGGATTTGCTCACTCTTGTACAGTATAATAAAAGCCTAAAAGATAAAAAATTTTCTTTTTTTGATACGATTAAATATTTGCATAAAATATTAGGACTTCCATTAACTTTAAAAAAAGAAAATAAAGAAGAGAAAAAAAATGATCCCCTATATATATTTAAAAAGGTTAAACTACGAAAAAAAAGACAAAATGTGCTTGATTTCAATATATTAAACGAAAGCAAATTGCATGATTTTGTTCCGTATATTCATATTGATTTATTTAGAGAAGGAATAATGCCATGGACTATCAAAAAATTCGGGCTTGCATATAGTTATAGATATAAACGAAATGTAATTCCATTAAGATATTGGTTAACTGGTGAGTTGCTTGGATTTAATATGAGGACATCAATTGAGAATTACGAATTATTTGATATAAAAAAATATTATATAACACCAGGATATCCAAAACAAATGAACCTTTTTGGCTTATGGGAGAACAAAGATAGTATCCAAGAAAAAGGGCATGTGGTCGTTTTCGAAGCGGAAAAATCAGTTTTAAAAAGAGATAGCTTAAATGATCCGACCGGTGTTGCAGTTAGTGGTCATGAGATATCAGATGAACAAGCCAAAATACTTATTGGATTGAATTGCGAAATTATAATAGCATTCGATAAGGATATAAGTATTGAACATATTCGATATTGTTGTGAAAAGTTTTATGGGATAAGAAAAGTATCTTATATATGGGACAAATATGATTTGTTAGACAAGAAGGATAGTCCTGCGGATGCTATCAATAAAATATATGAGTATTTATTTGAATATAGAATTCTTTATGACGAATATGAACATAAAAAACATATAAAAAATTTAAAAAAGGTTGGTGCTTGATGGGAAGAAAGACGAAAGAAGAATTAAAAGAAATAACAAAGAAATATAATGTAAATCGTTTGTGGAGTTGGAGTAAATTTAATACTTATCATAATAGTCCATATGAGTATTATTTAAAATATATAATCAAGAAACCAGAAGATAGACAAGATTGTATTTATACAACAACCGGTGGTATGGCTCATGACATTATGGAGAGTTTATACACGGGTAAAATTGAATATGAAAATATGGATTCAGATTTTGAAGATGCATGGATTACTGCTAATATTGCAGAATTAAAGTTCGATAGAAATGACTCTGGAAAAAATAAGAAAATATCTGATAAGTATTATAAAAATCTTAAACACTTCTTTAATCATCATATTATGATTCCTCACAAAATGCAAATTGAGCAATTTATTACTGCATTAGTTGGCAAAAATGTCTTTCAAGGATATATAGATGCATGTTATAAAGATAAAGACGGCAATTACAATATTTTAGATTGGAAAACTAGTAGTATTTATAAAGGCGAAAAGGCACTTAATGAATGTGGGCAATTGGTTGTATATGCTATTGGATTACATCAAATGGGTGTGCCGTTTGAGAAAATAAAAATCTGTTGGGACTTTTTAAAATATGTAAAAGTAGATTGTAAACAGGCTAATGGCAAATGGACAACAAGAGAAATCGAAAGATGTGAGATTGGTTCAAAATTACAATCAAGTGCAAAAATGTGGTTAAAAAAATGTGGTTATGAAGATAAACTTATAGAATATCTTGATATGTTGGCACAGACAAATGATATTAACTGTTTGCCTCAAGATGTACAAGCAAATTTTGTATTTCATGATTGTATAGTTTATGTTGATTTAACACAAGACTTAATTGATAGGTGGACGGCAGATATAATAAATACAATTGATAAGATTGAAAATATGGAGAATAAATATTATGAAAGTCATGATGAAATGATTTTTTACGACTCTCCTGAGCAGGTAGCAAAGCAAAGTTATTATTTTTCAACATTATGTGCATATTCGCCAAAACTCCATAAGCCATATAAATTATATTTAGATAAACTAGAATCTAAGAAAAATGGGGGAAGTTTTTTCGATGGTTTAGGAACAGATGTAAAAAGAGAAAAGTTGTCAATAGAGAATAATACAGTTGAAAAAGAAGATTTGTCTTGGTTGGAGCAACTGTAGAAGGAGATGAGAACAATATCGAATAAGAATTACACAATATATCATTTACATAGCGATTTGTCAAATGGTGTAACAAATATTGATAGCGTAACTAAATATTATGAATATATCGAAGCAGCAAAAAAATGTGGTATGAAAGCAATGGGGTTTGCTGAACACGGTTCAATACTTGAATGGGTACATAAAAAAAACAAAATAGAAGAAAACGGAATGAAATATATTCATGCAGAAGAATTTTATGTAACTGAAAAATTGTATTTTGAACCAGAAATACCAAATGAAATGTATGAATCTACGGTAGATACTGATGAGAAAGAAATGCAAGTCAAAATTAAAAAATATATTGAAGATAATAGAACTCAAAAGAGAGATAATTATCATGTGGTTTTGATTGCTAAAAATTATGATGGTGTAATTGAATTAAATCACCTATCATCAAAAGCCTTTCAAAGAGATGGACATTTTTATTACAATCCACGAATTTCATTTGATGAGTTAGTGTCTACTTCTAATAATATTATTATATGTACTGCTTGTATCGGAGGCATCTTGGCTAGTGGCACACCTAAAATTAAAGAGGCATTTTTGAAGTTTCTTATTGAAAATAAGGATAGATGCTATCTTGAAATACAGCATCACAATGATGATATGCAAATAAAATATAATCAATTTTTAAATGTGATTTCTCAAAAATACGACATTCCACTAATTGCAGGCACAGATACACATGCTTTAAATGATAATCATTTACGAGGTAGAGCAATTATGCAGAAGTCTAAAGGTGTTAATTTTGATTCGGAAAGTAATTGGGATTTGACTTTTAAAACCTATGATGAATTAGTGTCTGCATATGAAAAACAAGATGCACTATCAAAAAATGTCTATCTAACAGCAATTGAAAATACAAATGTTATGGCTGATAGTATTGAAGAATTTTCATTAGATTATTCTAAAAAATATCCTAAATTATACAACGATTCAATGGCAGTATTTAAGCAAAAAATTTTAGAAGGCATAAAGCAACGTGGGGTTGATAAATATAAAAATTTTCAGCAATATAAAGATAAAATTATATATGAACTTGAAACGTATAAACATAATGATGCTATTGACTTTATGCTATTAGAAGAAGATTACAAGCGAGAACTTAGAAAACAAGGTGTTCATTATGGATATTCAAGAGGTTCAGTTTCGGGAAGTATTATAGCATACCTTTTGGGAATTACTGATGTAGATAGTATTAAATATAACTTGAATTTTGAGCGTTTTATGAATAAAGAACGTATAAGTCTTGCTGACGTTGATTCTGATTGGTTTAGCGAAGATCGATGGAAAGTTAGAAAATATCTTTTTGAAAAAGATGGCTTATATTGTTGCAATATTGTGACATTTAATACAATTAAAATGCGTGGCGCAATTAAAGACGTTGGCAGAGCTTTAGGAATGACACTCCAAGAAACGCAAGAATTGTGTAATTTAGTACAAGAAGATGAAAACAAAAAGGAATTTGTTGAAGATAAGATTAGAGAAAAACATAAGCAGTTATTCGAATATGTTGATATAGTCACTGGAACTATCACTTCTTTGGGTAGACATGCAGCGGGACTTGTGGTTTCTCCACATGAAGTGGACAAGGCATTTGGAACATTATATATTTCTTCTGACGATAAACCTATTTCACAAATAAATATGAAAGAAATTGATTCGCTTAATTATGTTAAATTAGACGTGTTGGGTTTGGACTGTGTGGGACTTATAGATAGGACTTGCAAGGCAGCAAATATTCCATTTTTAACACCTGACAATCTTGATTTTAATGACAAGGCTGTATGGGATGATATTTCGAAAGACACGACTCTTATTTTTCAATTTGAGTCAGATTTTGCAGGTTCGTACCTTAGAGATATTCTTCGAGAATCTACAATTAAAAACATAAAAAAGAAGAATCCAAATTTCTCATATATTGACTTGATGAGCATGGCAAATGGTGCTATTAGACCGGCAGGCGAATCGTATCGAACAGAATTATCACAAGGAATTTATAGAGATAATGGACATCCTGCATTAAATGATTTCCTTGCTCCAACATTAGGTTATTTGGTATATCAAGAACAGATTATTGAATTTTTACATAAGTTTTGTGGATTTACAATGGGCGAAGCCGATGTCGTTAGAAGACATTTTAGTAAGAAAACAGGAACAGAGACTGATATCCCTATTATAAAAGATGGAGGATATTTAACTAGTAACAAAACACATTACATTAAAGGCTTTGTGCAAACAATGAAAGAAGAATATGGAGTAGAAAAGGGCGAGGCTGAAAAACTTATCGGAAATTTCTTGCAAGTTATTATTGATGCATCGGATTATTTGTTCTCAAAAAACCATGCTGATCCATACACATTTCTTGGCTTTGCTTGTGCCTATCTTAGACATTATTATACTTTAGAAACTATAACATCTGCTTTAAACATCTATGTATCAGACAAAGAAAAATCATTGAATATAAAAGAATATGCGATATCAAAAGGATATGTAATTGAGCCAATTAAATTCAGAAAATCAAGAGCGGAATATGAATTTGATAAAGAGAATAATAAAATATATCAAGGAATCGCTTCTATCAAATTTTGTAACAGTATTATAGCTGATGAATTATATTCATTAAGAAACAATAAATATAATTCATTTATTGAATTGATTGCGGATATTAAAAGTAAAACATCTGTAAATACTAGACAATTAGAAATATTAACAGGTCTTAATTTCTTCTCTGAGTTTGGCAAAAACAAATATCTTCTTAATGTTATAAATATCTATAATAAATTCTCATCATGTAAACAAATTAACAGATCAAAATTAGAATCTTTGGGAATTTCAGAATTTATTGCAAAAAAATATTCTGAAAAAGAAACACCTTCTTTATTCAAAGGTATTGATAATATAGGATTGATTACAGAATTGTGCAAGAATTTAGAAAATATAGAAATGGGTATTATTGAAATGGTTAAGTTTGAAAAGGAACATCTTGAGATGGTCGTTTATACAAATAAACAAGTTGGAAATGACTATTATATTATTGTAGATTATAAAACCTACAAAGATACGACTAAACCATATTTTACGGCTCGAAAAATAAAGACCGGTAAAGAAGTTCATTCTAGGATTAAACAAAGTAAAATATTTAAGGAAAATCCATTTGGCTTATATTCGGTATTAAAAATAAAAGAATTTATGCCAGAATTTAAAAAGAAGTTTACTGATGGTAAATGGAGTGTAACAGATGAAACCGAAGATGTCTTAACGGAGTATGAGGTGATAAAAAGTTGAAAGAAAAAGAAGACAAGGAAATTATTTTCAAAGGAAGAGTTATAAGACAAACCTATGATGGTGGCGACTATAAAATTTATGCACTAGATGTTGATAAAGAAATTTACCCAGAAATTAAATTTACAAAGTACGGAAACGCAACAATAACAGGAGAAATGCATGAATTAGGAATTGGTATAGAATATGAAATCAAAGCAATCGAACAGAATACAAAATATGGATATAGTTATAAAGTTCTTAATATAAGAAGAGACAAGCCAAAATCAGCTTCAGATATGTATATATTTTTAGAGGAGATACTCACTTTGAAACAGACAAACACATTATATGAAATTTACCCTGATATTGTTGACAGGGTAATGAACGACCGCCTTGAAGATATAGACTTAAATAAATTGCCTGGTATTAAAGAGTACACATTCAATATTATTAAAGAAAAAATTATTGAGAATTTTTGCTTGGCTGAGTTAGTAATTGAGTTTCAAGGCTTATTAAGTCTTTCCATGTTAAAGAAATTATATGAGAAATATACTTCTGTTAATATGATAAAGAAAAAACTTCGTGAAGACCCATATAAATGTTTGTGTGGATTGGCAAAGGTTGGGTTTACAACTGCCGACGGAATTCTATTAGAACTTGAAAAAATATCAAAAGAGAATAAAAAAAATAATAAAGATATTATTATTGAATTTGATACAGATTTAAAAACCAGCAAGCATAGATGTTTGTCGTGTATGTTGTATCTTTTAGAAAAAAATGAAGAAGAAGGACATACATTGATGTCAATTAATGATTTAAGAAATCAATGTATGAAAATGGTTCCGGCATGCTCTAATCATTTTGTTGAATGTATGAAACATGAAAGTATTTATTACAATAAAGATTCCATGGCTGTATCATTGAAGTCTACATATGAAATAGAAAAATATATAGCAGAGAATATAATGTTAGGATTGATTAATCTACATCATCAATGGGACTTTAATTGTGCAAAATATTATATTGTAAATGGTTGTGAATTGTCAGATGAACAATTAGAGATTGTAAAAAATATTTGTAGATATAACATATGCATTCTTAATGGTGCAGGCGGTACAGGAAAATCATTTTGTACACAAGCAGTCATTAATATGCTTAAAGACAATAATAAATCATTTAAATTATTTTCACCAACTGGCAAAGCTGCAAAAGTGCTGTCAGATTACACGCAAGAAAATGCCACAACAATACATAGAGGTTTGGGGTATATGCCACCTAACACTTGGAGTTATAATGAAGAACATAAACTTGATTGTGATGTACTTATTATTGATGAGTTTTCTATGACAGATATTTTCTTGTTTAAAAGAATATTAGATGCAATTGATTTTAGTAGAACAAAATTATTATTGATTGGAGACAATGCCCAATTACCATCAGTATCATGTGGAAACTTATTACATGATTTTATGGAATCACATATTATTCCAACTGTTACATTAACAAAGGTGTTTCGTTATGGCGAAGGCGGGTTAATGAAAGTAGCAACAGATGTCCGTTTTTGTAAACCGTATCTTAATAATGTATGTGAACGATTTACATGGTTTGGCGACAATAAAGATTATGCATTTGTGAACATTGGTAGTGATATTATGGTCAAAAATGCAGTTGCATTATATAGCAAGTTACTTTCTCAAGGTTACAAAGCAGAAGAAATTCAAGTATTAACTGCATACAAAAAAGGTGACATTGGGTCAATCTCGATTAATAATGCCATTCAGAAAGTTGCCAATAAGAATTATGGCTGCGATGAATATATGAAAATTGGAGATACGGTTTATTATAAAGGTGATCTTGTAATTCAAAATGTCAATAATTATCACGCACAATTATATGTAGATGATGAATTCTGCTTAGATGAAGATATGGACGAAACTTTTATTGCAAATGGTGAGACGGGAGTTGTTATAGCAATCAAAAAAGAATATTTGTTGATTGATTTTGACGGCGTAATAGTTAAATATTTTAGAAATGATATGCAAATGGTTGGGCTTGGATATTGTATCACAATTCATAAATCACAAGGCAGTTCTATTAAAGTTGTAATCTTACTTACTCCTCAAGCTCATACATTTATGCTCAATTCGAATCTAATATATGTTGGATTGACAAGAATGAAAGAAAAATGTTTCCATTTAGGTAATGTAGATACGGTGAATTTGGCTGTTAAGAAGAAGGCGAATTTTGCTAGGAATACATTTATGCAAAAATTGCTGAAAGATATATGCAAAAAGATTGGCGAATCATTGACAAATGCTGAAAACAACAAAATAAGAAAGGAAACAGTTCAAACAAATGAATAGTAAGTCAAGTATATTTAATTCAATTTTAGATACGATTGAGTCAGAAGACATTAGAAAGTTCGCAGAAAGATGTATCCAAACAATCCCAGATTATTTCTGGGATGTAGGAGCATCAAGTACGGGAAGATACCATCCTCAATATGCTCTTGGAGATTTAGGATTGGCAAGACATACATGTGCATTGGTCAGATTCTTAAATCACATCTTTGCAGTTAAATGTTTCGGCGAGAATTTTACACAAAGAGAGAAAGATTTAATGAGAGTAGCCGGAATGATGCACGATTCACGAAAGAGTGGAAGTAATGAAGATTTTCAGAAGAATAAATACACAAAATTTAATCATCCATTACTTGCAGGAGATGTTATTCGAAATTTAAAAGGTCATGAGTTGCCTGATAATGAGGTCGAAATGATCGCTACAACCATCGAAAGTCATATGGGTGAATGGAATACTGATAAGAGAAGTTCAACTGTCTTGCCTTTACCAACGAATGAATTTCAAAAAATTCTTCATTTGGTAGACTATTTGGCGAGTAGAAAAGATATTGAAGTTCTGTTTAATGGATATGAGACATCCAATACAACACCATCGCTTGATACATACATATTGACCTTTGGCAAACATAACGGTGAAAAATTGACAGATGTTGCTCACACTGACCCAAGTTATATCTCGTGGGCGAAAGAGAATATAACAAAAGAACCACTTAGAACTCTTTTGACAAAAATATAGGTGGTAATTATGGAATGGTTTAAGAAGTGGCTAACAGATGGATTTACTAAAGTACCGTTGTTGAGTATTAGTGTTAATCTAAAATTCTTCAAAAAATATGGAGCGAAATATTCTTGTACTTGTCGAGTTAATAAGCTATTCAAGAATGATTGGTATATTAAAAGAACAATGGAAGATTTATGTGAATATATAAGAAAAAATTATAATATGGAGGACTTGGAATGAAGAAATTTGAAATAGGTCTATGTATTACAGCGTTAATCATATGTGGTATTGGCATAATTTTGGCAGCAATCGGTGCATTCTTGTCAATTTTGCAGAATGATTGGCTATGGGTGTTGGTTGATATATTACTCATTATATTAAATGGGTTGAATATATATCTCAATTATACAATGATATCAGATGAATTTGGCTGGTAGGAGGAAAATGATAAATATGAATTCTTTGGAGAAATTATTTCCATCAAAAGAACTAATCAAACAAGCTTATTCAAGAAAACTTCGGTACGATATGTGGGATAAGCAATCACCGATATATGTATATAACATTTTTGATAGTACGATTAGGAAAATGTCGAATAAAGGACAAATAAAAGAGATGTTTCTTTATCCTATATTTACATCACCTTGTGTAGCATTTTCGGATAAAAAATCAGCAGAAATATATAAGCAGGTACAAGATACACTTGATACTAAAATTCAAGAAAAGGTCAAAGAAAGTTTTAAGATGGGATATTCTAATTTGGTAGAAGTTAATAAGATAAGAACTGATATAGAACAATGACTTAGGAGGACAATTATATGACTTTGGTAGATATTATGAGAAAGTACAAGATAGATAAAGTCGGTTATGGAATGCAACCCAAGAAAAATATTGATTTTTCAAAAGTCTTTAAAGCAAAGTATATAGATGTTTATGCATTTTACTATGACAATGAAGAATTTCCATACGAATATACATGTATTGATGTTGAAGGAATGGGTTATGGTTGGTTATGGTGTGCCAATAAGATTAGAAGGCATTTTAAATTTTTACAACGTAAAGCGGTAATACAAAAAGCAATGTTTTACATAGATAACATTAAAAATGATTGTAATGTTCTTACTTATGAGCGTGACGGAGCAAATTACTTAGGGTTCATGTATTCGCCGGAACTTTACGTGCAGATACGAACAAGTAATAAAGAATTGCATTATGATTAATAGGAAGGAGAATGTATTAATGGCGGTACATAGAGAAAAAATTAATTTATATAAAACGATAAAAAAGATATTTCCTAAAATCCTCATAAAAGACCTTAATGAAAATGAACGAATTTGTCCAGATTGTCATGGTCTTGGAGTGAAGATTAACACACGTGTTTTCGGAACTGGAGATAGTTTGGAAAGCCACCCTTACAGAACTGAAGCTCTTGCATTGTGTCCACATTGTTTTAATGGTGTGCAAAAAATATGTAAGTATTGCGGTCAACCTTATAAAGGTCATTGTGATTGTGAAGGGCAACTGGCAGAAGACTTAAAAATACAAGAACAGAAGTGGAAACTATACCTAAAGCAAAAGAAGTTGACGAAAAGGATGTAACAACGATGCTCTATTGCGAAGAAAATGAGGAATATTATTCTACAGTCGATGATTTTGCGGAAGATTTTATGTATAACCATAGTGAGCTGTTTGATGCCCTTGGCATAAGACCAACAAGATTATGGGTTGCATCAGAAGAAAAAATTCATATTGATGCAGATGAAATTGTTCTGGACGCTTGTTCCGTATTAGGAGAAGATACCGAATATGTTTGCGATAATGATTCTTTGCAAAAGTTGTTGGATGATTGGTGTGAGGAACAGACGGCAACTACGACATATTATCCTTGCTATAAAGAGTATGTCGTGGTGAATTGGGACAAGTATATAGAGGAAGGGTGATTATATGGAACATATTGTTCAATTTGCAATCAGTATAGATGATGACACAATAAAAAGAAACATTGAAAATAGCGTAGAAAGGCAAGTGACCAGGAAGATAAACAGCGATTGTATGAAGGCACTTGTTGGTAAGAAAAGTATTACAAATTGTGATTATACTCAGAAGTTAAAAGAAATGGTTGATGATAATATTCAAAATTTTCTAGCCGAGAATAAAGATGAAATCATCAAGATTGCAGCCGATAAATTGTCTGAAAAATTATCTAGAACAAAAGCAGTCAAAGAAGCGATAAACAAAAGTATAGAAGAATTTTTATAAGGAGAATAAATACATGTGGTTATTAAAGTTGCATTTTGCATTTTCAATATTGTGTTTGATTACATTTTTTGGAGTTATGATGTTTTCGAAAGATGTTTTAAAACGGAATGGATATGTAGACGAGATTGAAGGTAAGAAAATATTCGATATTATCTTAGGTGTATTCGATCATTTATTTCTCTTATCCTACTAATGTTTGTTCCTATTTTAAACATATCGGGCGTTATCATAATATTTCAAATGATAAGAATGTCAAAAGATGAGTTTATGGACTGGTAACAAGACAAATTTGAAGAATTTAGAAGTCGAAAAAAATGACTAGCGGTTGAAACTGAGATTTCAAAGGAATTTTTATACTATATATAGATGATATTTTGAATATAAACACAATATATAGTGGGTGAAAATGAGTAAAACATGACGGAGGTAGCAATGGGATACGAAATTAGAGATAAAATAAAAGAACCTACAACAATTACAGATATCGGCAACTTGAAAATAATAAACAAAAACGGTATGTATTATTTAGAAGTAGAATTTTTAGGAGAAACAGATACTTCTTTTGTCAAAGGTACGACTACATTGGAACTCCCAGTAGACATCAATAGACTGTCATTTACATTGGAGAGTCGAAATAATCCTTCATATATAACGGAACAATATTATATTGAGACAATGAACTTGGGTTTTGGAGATTTAGTATCTAAAGATGGGAAAATTGATTTTGAGATTGTAGGTGACAAAAGAAAGAATATGACTTTATCTGAAATAGAAGAAAAACTCGGTTACAAAATCAAACTTGTAAGTGAAAAGTAGGTGAAGTTATGAACCCATATGAAATAACATTTAGAGCATTATTAGGAACATTTTTGAAACATGGAATATGTGTTGAGAGAGTGAATGTGGGTGAAAATACTATTTACATTTCTCTTCCTAAAAATTCGTATATTCATGGACAAGGTTGTATCAAAAACATTGATGACCAAGCAAAAGTAATCAAAAAGCTTCTTATTAATATAGGTATTCTTCCGTCTGACGGAAAAGTGAAATATAGAGGTACAAATGTTTGTTGGACGAAAGAGACAGGCAATGAAAATTTTATTAACAATATTGAGTTAGTGTTAGGAGAATATTAAATATGAAGAAAAATAAAAACAAAGTTGTTCTGCCAGTGGCATGTGAAAATCCGAATAATGTATCGGTTACAACTTTAAGCCTTAATCAAGTGGGTGTGAAAGTTTCTGATGACTTTGAGGGCGAAAAACCGGTAAAGATAATTCTTACCTCTGTTGATAAAGATTGTGGTGTTTACTTTAAAATGTATTATGTTACGGAAGACGGCAATATTTATCCAATGGAGCAAGATGACGAATAAGATTGCAAATGAAACTATTGTTTAGAGAGGAGTATATATTATGGCAGAAATAATTGAAACTAAAACAGCACAATATCAATATGATATCCACAAAATCACTTGTGATAAATGCGGTAAACATATTTGTGATTCGGAAGAATACGATGACGGATATTATGATGATCCTGGAGAATATGAACAAAAAATTTACATTGAAGAAAATGTTTATAAATTGTCTATGCAATTATGTGAAGATTGTAAAAGAGAAACTACAAAATTATTGATTAAGATATTACAAGATTTTGGATTTAAACAGGTGGAATAACATGAAACGAGAGGCTCAAAAGGCTGATTTGAGATATGAAATTATTAAATGTCCTATTTGTAAGGCGAGAACATTTGAATATGTTTCATATTCTGAAAGTCTATATGGAACAGTAGAACAACATGGTAATTGTAGCCGAATATTTAAGAGGAGAGTGAAAATAATGGGATGTCATACATCATTCAGTAGACCTATAACTGATAAAGAGTTTCAGTTAATGAAAGAATATGCTCCAATAGAAATATTTAATTTGACTGGCTCTTCAGAAGAAAATATGGAATTGGGATTAAACAATGAATTTTTATATAAGCAATTGATGAAATCGTTTGTTAAAAATATTCCATGTGTATATGGAAAGTATTGGTGGCAACTTGGTTATGGTGCAGGAAATCCACAACTATTAAATGGTTCAGCTTATATTTATGAGATACGAGGTCGTAGCGGATTGTTTGTCGATATCCCAGAATATGAAGATATTTTTAGAGTTAAACATTATCCAAGAAAAGTAATTACAAACCGTAGGAATCTAAGACGTTGGATGCGTAAGGATTATTTTAAATTAACCAAAGAACAACTTGACAAGGTTTCAGAATTCTTTGAAAAATATCCCGACGGAGTGATTACATTTGGATAAGGATTAGGACACTTTATTAGGAAGGTAGTGTAACATATGAAATATAGTATTAAAACTACAAAGACTTTAAATGCAGATAATAATTTGAAATTTTCTGTCGGGCAGGATATTGCATTTATGATATATAATGAAAAATCAAATTGTCATAACCACTACATAGGTGAAATAACCGAAATAACAGAAGATGCAATTATAATCAAAAATATTGAAATCAACAAAGAGTATGTTGACGGGAAAATGATTATTGATTTGAATTTGATCGCACCGAACAGTTGTGGCTATGTTTCTATCAGTTAAAAGTATATTATGAAATGTGAGTTTCAAGAGGAGGAATATATGGGTTCAACAAGAGATAATATATACATTGATATTAATAAAAGAACATTTTTTTGGCGGATAATATAGATAATGAATCCGCCGGTAAACTTATGTGGGATATTTTATACTTAATTAGAGAAGATGGAGAGCAAGATAAAAAAATATTATGCTATAACCGTGAGCCAATCAAATTATATATTAATTCTTATGGAGGTTCAATAGATGATATGTGGGGATTAATTGATATAATTCTTGCAAGCAAAACTCCAATTTATACATATTGTCTTGGATATGCGCAAAGTGCAGCATTTAACATTTTCTTAGCAGGACATAAAAGATTTTGTCTTGAACATTCAGTGTTTATGTATCATCAGATGTCTTATTGGAGAGACGGGAAACACCAAGACTTTGTTGAAAACAGGGTCGAAATGGACAACATTAATAAGCAAAACGAAGAATACGTAATAAAAAGAACAAAAATTCCTGAAGATGTTATTAGGAATGTTCGTGAGACAAAGAAAGATTTCTATATCCATTCTTCTAAGGCAATAGAATATGGTGTTGTAGATAAGATTTTAATGTAAATAGATGCTGAAATTGAACTTAGATAAAATAAAGGAGAATAACATTATGGAAGATAACAAAATAAAATTTATAACAAATGAGTCTGATGATTGGTCAATTCTTCAATGCGGAGATTTTAAAACATGCAATCATCAAATTTCTAAAGAAGAATGGGTAGAACTACTAAGATATCTTGGACATGAAGTAGACTACAAAGAGATTTCAGATGAAGATATGCAGGAATTGATGTAATTGAGACATTGTGTGATTGTATAAGAGACACTCCAGCAAGTTGCGATGCATGTTACTTAAACGAATATCCTGAAACATGTAAAGCAAATAGAGTTATTGAGAAGTTTGAAAATACAAAAGCTAAAAACGACTAACGAAATATGTTTTTCAAGGTTAGAAATTCATTAACTTGATTTTAATTCAACAGAGCAATTCTGCTCAAACTTTCCGGAAAACAAATAGAGAATATATTATTGTAGCTACAAAACAATATTTCATTAAGAAAGGATAAGAATGTTCACAGTGAGTAAACCTGCGCAGGTACTAATTAAGGTGAATGAATTTGAAAAATACATACATAAAAAGTCCGCTTAATTATGTAGGTGGCAAGTATAGATTACTTTCACAGATTATTCCGCTATTTCCAGATAAGATTGATACATTTGTTGATTTATTTGGTGGTGGATTTAATGTCGGAATAAATGTAAATGCCAATCGTATTATTTATAACGACACTTGTACACAAGTAGTTGATCTACTTAAACATTTTTATGCTCATGACTCAGAATATATTCATAGTCAAATAATAAAAACTATAACGGATTTTGAACTTAGTCGATCAGATATCAATGGATATGCAATGTATGGATGTGAATCGAGTAAGGGACTGGGCGAATATAATAAACCTAAATATTTTGAACTGCGAAAGGCTTATAATGCCAATCCTGATTGGATTAAATTTTATACACTTATAACATGTTCATTTAGCAATCAAATACGTTTTAATTTAAAGGGCGAATTTAATATGCCATATGGAAAGCGTGATTATAATATTTCTTTACAGAAAAAGCTTAAAGTATTTGTTGAAGAAATGGGAAAGAAAGAGATATTATTTTTGAATAAAGATTTTAGAGATTGCAATTTTAAAGTAGATAATTTTATATACGCTGATCCTCCATATTATAATTCAACAGCAACTTATAATGAAAATGGAGCTTGGTCAGAACAAGATGAAAAAGATTTATTGGATATGTTAGATAGTGTTGATAAAAACGGGAAATTTGCTCTCAGCAATAATCTTAAATATGATAACCCGTATTTAGATGAATGGAAAGATAAATATAATGTACATTATTTGAATGGCGATTACAGTAATTGTAACTATCATAAGATTGACAGAAGTAAAGATTGCGAAGTATTAATTACAAATTATTAAAGGTTATCAAGGAAAGAGTGAATTGAAATGGATAAATTAAGGGAGAAATTATATAAAGAAATGGAGAGCTGGGTTAGTGATTTGGTCGCTAACTCCGACTTGCCAAAACGTGAATTATTATCAGCTTATGCATATGAATATTGCATTAAGGACGAGATCATTGATTTTTTCGATGGTTGTGATGATGAAGAATGGAATGATTATTATAATGACCTACTTCAAAAAGACAACACATTGGAATATCTATACGGAGAATATATGAAATGTGACACAGCCAATATACAAGATGTCATTATTGATTTTATGTATTTTGATAAGGGATATTATGAATTTGTAAAATAAAAATAGAAGGAGAATATTAATATGGATAATTTAATATCATCAGATATTTTGTGGTCAGCACAAGAAGCACAACAAAAGACGAAAGAAGTTCTTAAAAATTATAACAGTCAAGAACTAAGTGAAATTTCAAAACGAATTAAAGAGACGGTTGCCAGAGGTGGAGTTTCTATAATGTATATAGGAGAACTGAGTGATGGAACAGTCAACAAATTAAAAAGTCTTGGTTATACTATTTTTGATATATCATCTTATCCGACGGCATATGAAATCAGTTGGGAATGACCAAATGAAAGTTCGGTTTCAAAGAGAGGAAAAATTTTTATTAAAATGATCAATTATGATTTTGAGGGAAAAGAAAATGCAATTACGGCAGAACATTTAAAGAATGGTGAAATTTGCAAAGTTGTTGGATATGGACAATCTATGACCCCTATTCTTAAATCTGGTCAACCTGTAATTTGCAAACCAGTGACAAAAGATACACCACTAAAGAAAAATGATATTGTATTATGTAAGGTCAAGGGCAATTATTATTTACATAAAATTTCTGCTATCAAAAATGGTGTTAGTTATCAAATATCTAACAATCATGGACATGTGAATGGAACAATTAATAAAAACAATATCTTTGGAATTGTGGTAGAAATATTATGACAGAAGGAGAACATCTAAATATGAAAAAAGTTTATGTTGTTATGGGGCTTCATCCGAGCCATGCAATGAGTGAAATAAAAGCCGTATTCAAAGAGAAGAAGAAAGCTGAAGAATATTGTTTTCGTCATATTAATTGTAGCATTAAAGAATATAGTTACAGTGATGATAAAACTTATACACCTCTTGAGAGGGTGATTATAGAAGGCGAAATTAATGCACAATCACTTCCTGATTGTACATTTGAGCATCTGACAAAAGAAGATGCTGGTTATAAAGGCGAGGAATTTGTATGTGTTTTTCATATATGGGGAGCCCCTTGCTTTAAATTTCAAATAAACAAAATACTTCCTGATAATTATAATGAAGAAATAGAAAAAATAAAATATGCACAAATATTACAAGATGTTATAAATACAAGTAAGGTAGAACTAAAAGGAATTCCGTTAGATGGGTTTGGGCAAATGATTAGAATCTCTGATTTAATTGTGTCCAAATTGGAGAAGATCATTGCTGAAAAGTTTAATGTGAAAATTGAAGATTAAATAATGAAACTTTCGTTTTAAAGGAAGGAGAAATATGTTGAATTTATTTCCAGCGGAATACATAAGAGAAAATGAAGACGGTTCGTGTAATGTATATATGCCAATGCAAGATACAGATGAACTTGGAAATTATATAAATGGATTTGGCGTCTGGCGTTATTCTTCTATGAAAGAATATGAAAATAGTGTAAATATGGCGTTGGTAGATGAGTTACTTCGAAAAATTCAAGAGCGACAAACAAAAGAATATATGAAATCAGAAGATATTTATGAAATTATTATTCATGAAGATTAATTGTATGTTAAAGAAAGGAGAATATATTATATGAGTTCAGAAGACAATTTCATAAAATCAGGAATAGACACAATAAAGATATTAACAATTATTTTTGTTGCATTAAAAGTGCTTGGATTAATACAGTGGTCATGGTTATGGGTATTTAGTCCAATATGGATAATAGGTATTTTGGCTATTATAAGTAGCATTTTTAAAAATATATAAATAAGGAGAATACATAAAATGAAATTTGAAAATACAGAGGTTTACGGCTTTAAACGGGCACTTAAAGGTATGAGAAACGCTCTTGAATCATGGCATAAAAACGATACGGTTGAAGAAAACGGCGAAGTTATAATCGGCGAAAACGATTTGAATCTTGCACAAAGACTTATAAAAGCAGGCAGTGAGCATCGTAAATTTATGCGGCAGATTTTTGTATCAGTTGATATTACTGCTCCGCTTTACTGGTGGAAGGAGTTTGATACATATAAAGTAGGAACAACTGCAAACAGCACATCGACAATGCACAAACTTGCGTCAACACCTATTACTGCCGAGTGTTTTGAAATTGACGATTACAATTCAGATCTTGATTATGACGGCACAAAACTTGGTGATGTGATAGACAAGCATATAGAATTTTTGGAGAGTATGCGTGTAAAGTATCTTGAAACAAAGGATAAGGCATATTGGAAAGAACTTATCAGATGGTTGCCGTCAGCGTGGCAGCAGACAAGAACCGTTACAATGACATACGAAAATCTTTTGGCAATGTGTTCAAAAGGTCAGAGAAGATTTCACAAATTGACAGAATGGTCAAAGTCATTCATCGATTGGGCGAGAACACTTCCGTATGCACAGGAATTGATATTTCCTGATGAGGTGGAGAATATATAAATGTATGTTGTATTCTATGGTTGTGGAAGCTATAAAATCTTCCAGACCAAAGAGGAGGCTTTAATTTTTTGCGAAAATTTAGGGATAACATGGATAGATAAGGTGGGTTAAATGAATAAAATAACACGAATGAAAGAATTAATTGCTGAATTAAATAATGCGGCAAATGCTTATTATAATACGGCAAAGCCGATAATGAGCGATGCGGAATTTGATTCAAAACTTGAAGATTTACGTTCATTGGAAGAAGAAACAAATATAACAATGGCAAATAGCCCAACACAAAAAGTTGGAACGGAAGTATTGGATAGTATCGCTAAAGTAGTGCATAAGACACCAATGCTATCACTTAATAAATGCCACTCAGTCGAAGAAATTGAGAAGTTTGCAAATTATCGTCCTCTTGTTGCTTCTATAAAATTAGACGGTTTGTCGTGTAGATTGATTTATGAGAATGGTGACTTGGTAAGAGCTGAGTCAAGGGGCAATGGTATAGAAGGTAATGATATTACTCAGGCAGTAAAACAATTTCAAAATGTTCCGTTACATATTAATAAGGAAGGAACTTATGTTATTGATGGTGAGGCATTGATAACACTTGATGATTTCGCCAAGATAAATAAAGACGGACAATTTAAAAATAGTCGTAATCTTTCTGCCGGTACATTATCAAGTCTTGATACGTCAGTTGTAAAAGATAGACGATTGAGTTGGTTTGCGTGGGAAGTTATCGAAAATGATAGTGCCGATGAAACGAACCTTTCATTCCATAATCAACTCGCAGAAGCAAGCGAATTAGGGTTTGATGTAGTTCCGTTTTTTGATGTTGTTTCGTTTGAAAACGTACATATGGACTATCAGGTAGTTATAGATAAAATGTTGGACATTGCGGAACAAGAATGCCTTCCACAAGATGGAGTTGTTTTTAAATTTGATGATGTGCAATATGGTAAATCTCTTGGCAACACAAGCCACCATTTCAGAAATGGTATCGCCTTTAAGGTTAAGAATGATTCAGTAGAAACCACATTGAAGAATATTGAATATACAATCGGTAAAACAGGAGTATTAACTCCAACGGCGGTATTTGAGCCAGTAGAAATTGAAGGTACTACTGTTGAAAGAGCAACTCTACATAATATATCAATAATGAAAGAATTATTAGGAAATCCTTGGATTGGTCAGAAAATCGGAGTATTTAAAGCAAATCTCATCGTTCCTGCTATTCGTTGGGGCGAAATAGATAACCACACTACAAAAAGACAATACATACCAATCCCAACACATTGTCCTATATGTCATCAACCGACCACAATCAAGAAGGACAATAACTCAGAAGTTTTGATTTGTACAAATGAATATTGTGAGGGAAAGTTATTAAAAAGACTGTCTCATGCAGTTTCAAAAAATGCTCTTAATATTGAAAACTTATCAGAAGCATCTCTAAAAAGATTTATTCAACTTGGATATATAAAGTCCATCAAAGATATTTATCATCTTGAAGATTTTAAAGAACAAATTCAATCTCTTGAAGGTTTTGGTCAAAAATCTGTCGAAAAGCTATTATCAGCAATTCAGAAAAGTAGAAATACGACATTGGCTCAATTTCTGTATTCATTAAGCATTCCGTTGTTGGGGAAAAGTGCAAGCAAAGATATTTCAAAAGTATGTGAAAATGATTTTACTATATTTGTGAATGTATTGTCAAACAAGGAGAGAAAAGCATTTACACATATTGATGGTATTGGGATTGAGTTAGCTATGTCTATGACTGACTATTGGAACAAATACAATTTAGATATTTTAGATTTAGCAAATGAGTTCATTTTTGAAAAAGAAAAAGAGAATAGTACAGTAGATACACTTCAAGGTAAAAGTTTTTGTATTACCGGAAAGTTAATCAGTTACTCTAATCGTGCCGAATTAGTTAAAGAGATTGAAAGTCATGGTGGTAAAGTTGTAAGTTCTGTTACAAAAAAGACAGATTATTTAATCAACAATGATACCGAAAGTGTGTCATCAAAAAATAAAACTGCTAAGAGTTTGGGCATTCCAATTATTAGCGAAGTCAAATTCAAACAAATGATAGAAGGAGAAAAATAATATGATTCATATTCAGAAAAGTAATGAGGGAATAGATATTCCAAAGAAAGATTTTGCCAGTATTAATATCTCTACTAATCTTTACTTTAACGGTAAAGAAATAAAGAGATACGTCAACAAAGTTCATATGAAGATTAAGCCGTCCGATAATGCATTGTGCGAAGATGAACGCATTACCAGAGAAGATTGTATGTATAAACTTGAAGAACTTAAAGATATTACATCAATTACTGTTGATGGAGAAACTTATAAAGTACCTTGGAAAGACAGTAAAAAGGAATACAACGTAAATGTATGGGAGGATACAAAGAAAAATGGTGATGAGGTTGAAATAACAATCTTTAAACCAATGGAGAAAAATAGAAAATGATTTATTCAAACAATGATCCAATGGCAATTTCAGCTATGGAGATTGCAAGGACAGGTAACTATGGAGAATATGATTATGATGATTCTCCGATAATTTGTCCGATTTGTAACGAAGAGGCAGAAGTATTATATAAGAATATATTCAATAATGAGATTGTTGGATGTAATGAATGTATAAAAGAAACTTATGAAAACGAATGAGAAAGGAATTTAAACAATGAGAAATTTAAGAAAAGTAATATGTGGAGTAATGGCAGTTGTATCAATGGCAACAGGAATGATAGGCGTAAGTGCAGACGAAACAAAGTGGGAAACACATTATGTTTCTGCTCAAAACGGTTTGAACTGTCGAATCAAGCCAAGCACAGAAGATAGTGAAATAATCAAGGTATTCCCAAAAGGAACTGAACTTCAAGTTATAGGTGTTGATGAAACAGGTAAGTGGTATGAAGTTTGGGACGGCGAAACTCAAGGATATTGCTATGGTACATATTTTGTTGATAATAAAGAAGATTTGGACAAACAAGAAGTTGCAAGTGATTCAAATGGTAAGACAAAAGGCAAATATCTTGGTAGATTTAAAATTACACATTATTGTCCATGTTATACGTGTAATGGCTCAAATAGTGGTCGTACTGCTTGGGCAGGACAAATTATTCCTGGTCAAACCATTGCAGTCGATTCGTCTGTAATTGGAAAGTTACAATGGGTGTACATAGATGGTTATGGTTATAGACGAGCCGAAGATTGCGGAGCTTTTAGTGGAAATCATATTGACGTAGCAGTACCAACTCATTCAATGGCATTAGACATGGGTGTTGTGTACAAAGATGTTTATCTTGCAGAATAAGAAAGGGGAATTTTAATAATTGGCAACTAAGGCACGATTGAGAGAACTTGCACAAGCCGATTTGCAGCGTGAGTGTAGGGCATTTGAAAGTAGAAGTGGAGAAGTCGTCATTCGACAGGCTGCTCCTGAAGAATTGAAAAAATACAGAGCAATAGCAAATATAACACGGAAAAGAAAGGGATTAAAATTACTATGATAGAAACGATTGTTTTAATAGATACAATGGAAAAAATTAAGAAGTTCAATGTAGCATGCCAACATCATATAGGTGATGCTACGGTTTGTAGTGGTAGAAATATTGCGGACGGCAAAGAATTATATAAGTATAGAATTGATGGTAAGTCAATACTTGGTTTGTATAGTCTTGATTTGTCTACTCCGGTTAAGGTTGAGATAGAAGGTGATATAGATGAAGAACTAAAATCAGTTATTAACGAAATGATAGCTTAATTTAAGGAGAAATGCGTATGACAAAAAACTTGTATTGTGTAGTTGGCGAAAGTGGAAGTGGCAAAGATACAATTGTAAATTATATGTGCAATAGGTATGGTTATACAAAAGTTATATCTAATACCACTCGTCCAATGAGAACAAATGATGAAAATGATAAGTTAAATCATATATTCTCGAATGTTGAACAATATCAGAAAGATAAAGGGAATAATGAAGTAGTAGCAGAAACCTTTTTTAATGATAATTATTATTGGGCGACAAAAACACAAGTCGATAATTCTGATTTTTATATTATAGATATAAAAGGGTTAAAACATCTACAAGATACATATAGGGACAAAATGATCTTCGCTATATATGTGGAAACAAATGAAGCCACACGTAAACTTCGCATGGAAGAACGTGGGGATAGCGAAGAAAAGATTGAAGAAAGAATTAAAAACGACAAAGAAGCTTTTGTCGATGTTGATTACCAACATTGGGATTGTATCATAAGGAATTCAAGACATTCTGATTTGAGTGTGATTGCAATGAAGTTAAATGATGTGATTAAAAGCTTTGAGTCAAAGGAGGAATGATGTTGCAAGTTATTAAACGTAATTGCGAACAGGTCAATTTTGATAAATCAAAAATTTCAGATGCGATATTAAAGGCAATGAAAAATGGTTCAGGTATTGTTAAACCTAAAATTGCCGAAAGCATAGCATCAGAAATTGAAGATGAATGTAGAAACAAACAAGAAGTAAGTATATCTGATATAGAATCAATGGTATATGATAAGCTAATCACCAAAAAGCAAAGACTCACAGCAAAGGCATATGAAGGTTATAGAAGTATTCGAGAATTTCAAAGAGAAAATGAAAATACAACAGATGAAGAAATTACGGAACTATTAAACGGGAAAAGTGAATATTGGAATACAGAAAATTCAAACAAAAATTCAAAAGTTTTAAACACACAACGTGATTATATGGCGGGTATAGTCAGCAAGGATATTTCTCGTAGGTTTTTACTTCCGCCAGAAATAGTACAAGCTCATGACGAAGGGATAATTCATTTTCACGACATTGATTATTTTGGTATGAATGCAATGACAAATTGCTCATTAATTAATCTTGCAGATATGCTTCAAAACGGAACGTGTATCAATAAAGTAATGATTGAAAAACCGCACAGATTTATAACGGCTTGCACAATAGCAACACAAATTATTCTTGGAGTGACTTCAATGCAATATGGTGGTGCAACAATTACTTTGACACATTTAGCCCCATTTGTAAGAGATAGTTATGAGAAATACTATGATAAATATAAATCTTGGGGATTTAAAGAAGAAGATTGTAAAATGTTCGCTGAAAGAGATACTAAAAAGGAAGTGTCTGACGGAGTACAAACCTTTAACTATCAATGCAATAGCATGTCAAACTCAAATGGACAGAGTCCCTTTTTGTCAGTATTTATGTATTTAGGAGAAACTACTGAGTATAAAAAAGAACTTGCAATGATAATTGAAGAATTTTTAAAACAAAGATTGATGGGATTAAAAAATGAAGTAGGCGTTTATGTCACACAAGCGTTTCCGAAACTACTTTATGTCCTTGAAGAAGATAATATTCGTCCTGATTCTCCGTATTATTATTTGACAAAACTTGCGGCTAGATGTTCAGCCAAAAGAATGGTGCCGGATTATATTTCCGAAAAGAAAATGAAAGAATTAAAAGAAGGAAATTGCTTCCCAAATATGGGGTGTGTGGACGGCAAGGAACTTATTACATATAAAATCAAAGACAATTTATATGTGGAATCATTTGAAAGAATGTGGAGGAGATTATCAGATTCATTTCGCATTGAACATCAGTTTTCAAATGATAACCCAAATCTATATATGGATTTAAATGATGTTAAAATTTATGATACAGAAAAAGGATTTGTCACAGCCAAAAGAATTATTCGAAATATATCAAATGATTGGTTAGATATTAATTTTTCGAACGGAAGAAGGCTTTTGTGTACAACCGATCATGTATTGACATTAAGAAGTGGGAATAATGTTCAAGCTTCTAATTTAAAAATAGGAGACAAGTTACTAATTAATTCGAATCAATACACTGAAGAGACAATCTTATTCAATACGGATAAAGCATGGTTATTAGGTTTTATGCTTTGTGATGGGTGCTATCAAAATAATCATGTATTTGCTTCTATTGCAGCAAGCGATGAAGACGAAATTGAAGAAAAATTCAATACGGTCTTTACAAAATATTTCGGTTTGTCTACAAAAACAATATTACAACAACGAGGAATCAAGGGTACATATAAAGACTTATGTGCCATTGCTGATGAGAATAACGGATTACAATATGCAATAAATTATTTTACATCAAAATTTGAAGGAATAAATAAAGCGAATAGGCGAATTCCAAATGAAGTTTTCGCTTGGAATTATACTGCAAAATTAGCCTTTTTGGCAGGTATGATTGATGCGGATGGATATATTAATTCATTTAAAAAAGAAAAAGGATATTCAGTCGTACAAATTGGTTCTACGAACAAAGAGCTTGCATTAGGACAAATGGCTTTGGCACAGGCATTAGGAATGCCAGCAAAAATTTATCATAACCATTATACAAAGAAAAATCCTGATGCGATAAGATATAGAGTTGAATTTTATCCGTGTGATGAATTAATAAATTATATTGTTTGCAAGAAGAAATATGACAATTATATCGAATCTGAGATATCAGGATATAATTTTGAATCTGAAGTAACACAAATCAATCCTATCCATAAAACTATGTACAGTTATGATGTTACTACATCAAGTGAACATTTTGAGGTTAGTGGAATATATAGTCATAATTGTCGAAGTTTTCTTTCGCCGTACAAAAATGAAAATAACCAATATAAATTCTATGGAAGATTTAATCAGGGAGTAGTTACATTAAATCTTGTAGATGTGGCATTATCATCAGAAGGTGATTATGATAAATTCTGGGAGTTAATGGAACAAAGAACTGAATTGTGTCATAAAGCCTTATTATGTAGGCATAAACGATTAGAAGGAACACTTTCAGATGTTGCTCCAATTTTATGGCAATATGGAGCATTTGCTCGTTTGGGAAAGGGTGAAACAATAGATAAATTACTTCATAATGGTTATTCTAGTATCTCTCTTGGCTATGCAGGATTATATGAAAGTGTTAAATATATGACAGGTAAATCCCATATTGATTCAAAAGAAGGTCGTGATTTGGGAATACAAATTATGAAATTTATGAATGATAAATGTACTCAATGGAATAAAGAACATAATATTGGATTTTCAATTTATGGCTCACCGATTGAAAATACAACATATAAATTTGCAAAATGTTTAGAAAAACGATTTGGTATCATTGATGGAATAACAAATAAAAATTACATAACAAACTCTTACCACACATTTGTAAGAGAACCCATTAATGCATTTGATAAACTCGCAAAAGAATCGGAGTTTCAATCCTTATCTCTTGGTGGAGCAATATCTTATATTGAAACATCAGGGTTAGCCAACAATATTGATGCTGTATTAGAAGTTATGAATTTCATATACGATCATATTATGTATGCCGAACTTAATACTAAGTCAGATTATTGTCAAGTATGTGGATATGATGGAGAGATTCAAATTATTGACAAAGACGGAGAACTAATTTGGGAGTGCCCTAACTGTCATAATCGGAATAAAGATAAAATGAATGTTGCAAGGAGAACGTGTGGCTATATAGGAACTAATTTTTGGGGAAGAGGACGAACCCAAGAAATAAAAGAAAGATATGTTCACTTAGATGATATTGAGGAGGAAGAAAAATGAGATATGCCTCTATCCGCAATCTTGATATTTCAAATGGTGAAAACGTAGGAGTGTCTCTTTTTGTTCAAGGTTGTCCATTCCATTGTCATAATTGTTTCAATTCTAATACTTGGGATTTTAATGGCGGCAAGGAATGGACGCCACAAATAAAAGAACGATTTATACAATTGATTGATAGAGCATATATTAACAGAATATCTTTTTTAGGCGGGGAATGTTTAGCCGACCAAAATCTTCAAGAAGTCTATGAACTCATTAAAGAAATCCGAAACTTATTCCCAAATAAAACAATTTGGTTATATACGGGATATTCTTGGGAAAGTATTATGAATTATAAATCTTGTTCATCAGATGACTTTGATTATATAGAAGAAAGTTATGTTGATGGATTATATGAAATGCGAAAAAAGATTATTTCGTTATGTGACATTGTTGTAGACGGAGAATATATAGATGAGAAAAGAGATTTGACTCTTAAATGGCGAGGAAGTTCAAATCAAAGAGTAATTGATGTCAAACAAAGTCTCGCCCAAAACAAGATTGTTCTATATTGTGACTAAAATGACAGACATAAAAATATACAACAGAATCAAAGACTTCATAGAAAGTCAATTTAAAGTGTATCTTACTCCGTATCAAGAAATGCTTCTACATTATTATCTTGATACGGAAGTTCAAGATAAATTATCTTCACTTTATGAAGATAGAAAATAAGACCCCATATTAAAATGAGGTCTTATCAATCAATTATGGAGCTCTAACTCAGCGTTAACTGAAGCTCCACTGATTTTCACAGTTGCATTATGATAATGCAAAATGGTGCTGAGAACCATCCCTGTAAATCTGATAATGCCTTTGAGTACAACGACTGTTAGGGCAAAAACAAATATCATTATTGCTATTAAAGCAATAAGCTGTTCAGGGCTGTTACACTGCACTGCAATGTTCAAAACATCTGACATTCAGTATCCTCTCTTTCTGTATACACTTACAAAACGGATTATGCTGAAACGAAGATGTGGTTTCGTAGCGTATACAAATATATTATATCAAAATTTGGATATTGATGTCAATGTTGGAACATTCAAAGAACAACGTAAAGGATATATACCTGCTATATCCGAACGGGAGAAAGGAATTTAATGGTAGTAACGAAAGGAAAAAGAACCGTAAGTTTAGTTTTAGGAAGTTTATTTTTTGCGACAAGCATGATTAATTCATATGCGATACCAAATATAAACGAAAATGTGACGAATGACATAAGTGATGTGTGGTCAGTTCACTATACAACACAAGTCATTGAGAAAGCATTAGAGCCAACTCCGTCACCAACACCTGAACCAACCCCAAGTCCTACACCGACGCCAACACCCTTAAATCAAAAAGCAGTAGAAACTGCAAAACAATATTTAGGTGTTCCATATGTATGGGGAGGAACAACACCAAGTGGGTTTGATTGTAGTGGACTTGTTCAATATGTTTATGGACAAATAGGTGTAAATATTAGCCGAACAACCTACACTCAAGTCTATGAAGGAAGATATGTGTCACGAGATGAATTGCTTGCTGGCGATTTAGTATTTTTCGGTGATAGCTCATCTCCACATCATGTAGGAATGTACATAGGAGACGGAATGATGATTCACGCTCCTCAAACAGGTGACGTAGTAAAAATTGCAAGCTTGTCAGCAAGAAGTGATTATGCTACGGCACGAAGAATAGTTGAATAAGACAGAAAGGAAGAATGATAAAAAACATGATAGCAACTTTTAATTCAATTCTTCTCATTATAGCTATTGCGTTGATACTGGTTCATTATTTTTTAGATAAACCAGAAAACAATCGGGATATAGCTATTTTGAAGAAAGTAACCAAAGACCAATTTATAAACGATATGAAAGCCACTTTTGGTACAAAGTATGACTATCAACAACTTTCAGACTATTATGACCTTTTAAACCCTCCTACAAGGGCTACAAAGGGCTCTGCTGGCTATGATTTTGAAAGTCCAATTTCATTTGAATTAAAGTCGGGTGAAACAATAAAAATACCGACAGGTATCAGAGCAGTAATAGATGAAAATTGGGTGTTGAAGATATATTCGAGAAGCAGTCTTGGATTTAAGTATCGTCTATGGTTGGACAACCTTACAGGAATTATCGACAGTGATTATTCAAACAGTGATAATGAAGGTCATATATTTATCAAAGTGACAAATAATTCACTTGAAGATAAAATTGTAAGAATCAATCGTGGCGACAAATTTGCACAAGGCATTTTCGTGCAGTATGGAACTGTAATTGATGATGATGCCGTTGAAGCGAGAAACGGTGGTTTTGGAAGTACAAATAAGTAAATTATTTTATACAGTGAGTAGGGTGTAATTTGCATCCTACTTATTGTGCTACATAAAGAAAGGAATTAAATGGATAATAAGGGGCAAGAAACTATAGAATTGATATCGAGAGCAGAAGCAGCTCAGTATTTGAATATATGCTTATCAACTTTGGATAAGCTGATTAATGATAGAAAGTTCTACGGCAAAGTTAATATTGGACGTAGAGTGTTTATAGATAAAGGACAATTAAATAAATACATACAAGAAAATATGTATTAATTGGTCAAATCACTTGAAGATGTTATTATTGTGTGATATAATTGTAATCAAATAGTAATACAAATAAAGTGATTTGTTTTGCCAACGTGAAAAAGAGAAAAGGAGGAAAATAAAATGGCAAAACGATTCAACGGCGAAGGTAGTATAAGACAACGTACCAATGGCAGTTGGGAAGCAAGATATACTAATCCTATTACTAATAAGCAACAAAGTGTTTATGGTAAAACAAAACAAGAGGTTCAGAAAAAACTTAAAGAAAAATTACGTGAACTTGATGAAGTGAAAAAAGAGGAGGAATACAATCGAAACGGAGCAATTAACCCCAATAAAATAACATTGAATGAATGGTTCGATATTTATGTAAATAGATATAAAAAAGAAAGAGTAAAACCGCAGACATATGCTCAAATGATATCTCAATATAGAGTACATATAAAACCATATATAGGAGATAATAAATTAAGAGATATTAATGTTGGCGATATTACAGACGTTGTTAATATATTAAATAAAAAAGAACTATCTAACTATGTAATTAAAAATACAATATCTAGATTAAAATCGTGTTTTGAAACTGCATTAGAAGAGGACATTATTACAAAAAATCCAGTAAAATCAATTAATACAAATGGATTAGGAAAGCCAGCTAACATAAGAAGATCATTAACTAATGATGAATTATATTGGTTCTTCAGAGGATTAACCGAACATAGCATTCATGATAAGTTTTTATTTCAACTAATGTTAACAACTGGTATAAGGGTCGGGGAGTTATCCGCTTTGAGATGGAAAAATGTTGATGAGGATTTTAAATTTATCACTATTGATTCAACTTTGACTCAATATTATAACGATAAAAAGGAATATATAGTTGAGTATTGCACTCCTAAAACAGATAGAATTAGGAAAATACCCATTAAAGATGATGTTCAAAGTTTGTTTAAACAACATAAAACAATACTAATGGAAAAATATCATGGAAGAAAAATGACATTAACGGACGAAGATTTTGTATTTCAAAAACCAATAAAAAAAGGAATGTCACAAGAAAAAGTTCAACGAATTATTGATAGTATAAGAAATTATCTTGACAAAGAATATGGAATAAAACTTGAACGTTTTACACCTCACTATTTTCGCCACACATTTGCAACTGTGGCTATTCATTCAGATATACCATCAATAGATATCCAGAAAATCGGAGGTTGGACTGACGGAGCAATGTTGTCAAAGGTGTATGCTCATAGTAACGAAGAATTAATGACAAATTCTATTAATAAACTAAACATCTCATTTTAAAATCGTTAGGGTATAATTAGGGTAAATTAAAAATAATCACATAAAATTATTAGGGTAAATGGCTTAAATATGCATATTAAAAATTTTTCTTGAAAATACAGTAGTATTATTATATAATATAAGACTATTTACGATTTACAAAACATACCAAGACGTAAGTAAAGGTATTAAGCCGTTTCTAAGCGTATTAAGCACATCGTGATTTTAGGGTAAATGACGTATTTAGACCTATTAAAACGTATTAAAACGTAGTGCGTTAGGGTAAATTTTAGGGTAAGCTAAGTCCCTAGTTAGGGTAAGCTAAAATGGCGAAACAAATCACTTAAATTACTATTTTAAACAAAAGAAAATATCAAGAATTTGGTCGGCAATAATGACAGGTTCAATTCCTGTATTCTTGAAAGGCGTAAAAAATAGGGTAGGGGAAACTTAATTCCTCTACCCTAAAATTGTAATGTGTTTTCTTTCAGCTTAAACCTATTCGCTATGTGGTTATCACACAACCCTCCATAGAACTTCACAAGACACCGAAAGCGAACCGACATCTTGCTTCCACGTTCAAAACAACCCCAAGTGTTGTTTGTAACTTGAATATGATTAATAGTACATTATGCTACATCATAAACCCAGTAATAACCTGTTGTATTAAATCCGTGATTGGCTACATTTCTTTTACAATAAGCTTGAATAGTACCTCTTTTAATACCTGTTATATCCGAAGCTTCTTGTGAGTTTTTATATGTATGTACGATATTTTTATTGGCATCTAATTGATAAACTATCTTAGATGTTACATCTTTTGGTTTCTTATTCTTCATAGAGAGTATCATTGAGATATGTTTATCGTCATACATTTCTTCATACATCCAATGAAAACCTTTATGTGTAATTGCTTTAAAATTACAACAATTGATAATTTTTTCTCTGTCAAAACTTTCTTTATCAACATACGATATATTTTTAAAAGATGAAACAATTTTAAAATTAGAATCTAACTGTAAAAGTTTATGTTTGTTCATCCCTTCTCTTGCGTATCTATCAACTTGAGTATATGGGATATAAGACCAGATATATCCTCCTGCCTGCTTAACACCATTATTATTTCTGCAAACAACATGAATATCGGACACACAAATGCCCAATTCTTCAGAAGCTCTTTGTGCATTATCCCATTCTCTAAGAAAATTTCCGTCTTTATCATACTGGTAGACTTTCTTTGAGGCATGATGTGTTTCTCCATAGCATGTTCTACCACCGTCACCACCAGAAGCAAGATTATAAAACTTATCAGAGTTTACGGCATCATGATAAAAAATCCAATATTTTTCTCGTGCATTTAGCTTATCTCTTGTTTCGCATTCTTCTATGATTTCTTTTGAAAAGTTTTCTCTGCCATATTTATTAATTGCTCTTGACAATAAGATTCCACTACCAAGATAAGTTTTCCAATGGTTATACTTATCATATTTCTTTTGACCTATATATTTTTTGCCGTTTATATGATTTGTCGTTATGTAAATGAAACCGTACATACTTGATATTATTACCTCCAATTTCACCATTCTATTAAAAAAAAATAGAGCCTGCTTAATTTAGCAGACTCTATAAAATTTAGTCAACTACCTTTAACTCTCTCATAACAGGCTCAACAATTGAATGTATAAACCCGTTGCCTCCTCTGGATTCGTAGTCTTCAAACAATTCCCAAAAAGCTTCTTTCTCAAGATTTGACCATTCACCAACCACACGATACTTATTATAATAATTGATAAGAGTATCCTTTAATTCCTTAACTTTGGTTTCATTATTTTTTCGCTCCATATCTTCAAGATTGGTAGCAATACTATTGACAGTATTGGTGAGAGTGGAAAGTTCTTCCTTGATAATCTTATCGTGCTTAATTGACTGCTTAGTATCTTCTTCGTGCTTTTCGTGTAATTGCTTTAAATCCTGAACCGTCTCAACTAACAATGCATGGTCAGCCTTTCGTTGTTTCATTGCTCCGATTGGCTTATTGAAAATGGCACATACTTTACATATGACCTCATAGAATGTTACAATGACTGCCATTATCATAAAACCAACAATAATCCACGAAGTCAAATCTATATTTTGTAATTCTGATATTACTTCCATTAGCCCTCCTTGGTGTCTTACTTAATAGTACCTTTGCTTTGTAAGATATGTAGGACATTTGCAAATTTAATACAATCTATCCCACGAACACTAATATCATTCAAACAATTTATCACAGCATTCATATCCTCTATTTGGAACTCCACTGTCTTTTTAACAGTCTCAGCCATTATTTATCACTTCCTTTTTCTGCTTTTAACTCATCAGACTGTTGTTGAGTTATCATGCCTTTTACTACAAACTTATCTAAATCAACATCAGTGTAATACTTCTTTGGATAACCATAGCCTTCAAGATAATATTTTCGTATCATATTGTAATACATTATTCCTCACCTCCGACAAGCGTTAACATAAGCTCAGCATTTTGTTCCTCAAGTATTTCAGTCTCTGTTTTAACTCCCATATAAACAACAAATGAACCATCTCTCTTGTCAATAATATCACCGGCTACTACAAAATCAGTTAATGGATAATCTTTTGTATACTCAACTTCTACATCTTCATAAGTTACTTCAGGTATATCTTTAGTATCACTTTCAGTATTTTCTTCTTCAGATTTAGTTACTGTTTCATTTGTTTCTGTCGTTGAAGATTCATTAGTAATTTCTCTTCTTTCAATTTTAGTTTCAGTTAATCTTCTAATAATTGAAGCACCATCTGAGAAAGCATTTACTAATGTATCATAAGTAACACCATCTTGTTTAGGAATTTCTATTTGAATGCAAACTCGTTTACAACCTCTTGTGAAATAATCTCTTTCATAGATTTCATTTTTTTCTTTAATTTGAATCTTGTCATTAATTATAAGCAACCTAAATCACTCCTTAAATTTTTATTTATACGATAGTTGAACTATCTTTTTTATATTTATAATCATTTACTATTTTAATTGTAGATGAACTAGTTTTATAATAAATATTTTCAACTTCGACAACGGTTGAACTGTCTTTCTTATATGATATAAGTTTAGTTTTATCTAAATCACTAACTTTAATTTTTCTATCTCCATTAATTGAAACAGTTGTACCTGGCACTGCATTGGATACATATGTAGTTTTTTCATCTATACTTGTAACCGTTAAAGTAATACCAAGATATGCATAAACATCTGGAGCAGGTAATTTAAAAGTAGTACTTGTTGTATAAATATTCTTTAGTACACCATCAACTATATCTGGTTTTCCAAAGTTATATAACGTATTCCAATCGACTAACTGTAAACAATAGACTTTTTTAGCACTACTTGGTCCATATGGAACCTTAACAATAGGTGTTGTATTGTATAACACCCAGTTATCTTCGTAAGCTACGATCATATACGTTTTAACAATATTTCCATTTTCATCAAGCCATAAACCATTAGATTCATTATATCCACTAGAAAATGATTTGTGATTGGTTAGAATATCATTAGTTAATCCATTTGAGTAGTTAGTAATATTTGAGTTATCTGTATTATACATTAACATTGTATTTGTTGTTTTAGTGATTGTACATGTATAACTTCCTCCGACCAATGCACCATCATGTGCATTACTCTCGTCAGTGTAGCTACATTGATTGATACATATAGTATCGATAGTTATATTAGATTTACTTATATTAGAAGACAACCTACCTATAAGTCCACCCATGAAACTTGTTGATGTTTTATGTTTCACATTTAAGGAAATAATATTGATATCTGTCAATTTTATTGTATAATTGCTAGTAGTATTAGAATTATACCCAACAACACCGCCAACGAAATAGTCTGCACCACCAAGTGATACCATATTTACCTCTAGTTCTATATTAGCTCGATTTACTGTAAGAGGAGCACTGTCTGTCCATCCTGTAATACCTCCAACACGAGCTGATGTTATTGCTGATTGCATCTGCATATTACCAATCCAAATATCTGAGATTGTTGTTGAAAGATATATTCTTCCCACAATCCCACCAACATAGTGTGTAGATGTATTATAATCAAATATACATGGGTTATCAAGGTAAACATTACTTATCGTAGTATTGGAAGAATAACCTAAAATACAACCAACATATGTTGCCGTACTCGACTTTGAATTTGTTATAACTAACTTCGTCATTTTTAAATTTTTAATAGTTGCTGATGAACCTGCATATCCAAATAACCCACATCCTGAATAAGTCCCATTTATCGTCATGTAAGATATAGTATGCCCATCACCATCAAAATTACCAGTAAATGCATAGCTAGTAGATGCATATCCAATAGGTATCCAGTAGTTTGCATTCATATTCAAATCGGCTGTAAGCTTATAATACTTACTTTTATATGATGATGATGTACTACTGTTTATCAAATAACACAAATAACCAAGCTGAGCTGGAGTGGATATCAAGTATGGACTACTTGATGTTCCACTACCACCAGCAAAAGAGGTTGCTCTTACTCCTGAATCTGACCAATATGCCATAAAAATCAACCTCCTTTATTATGATGGAATCTTAAACCATATATCTCCAACTGACATATTACTTGGCTGTGAACTTGCAACATGTATCTTCGTATTATATCCAGTAGTTGTTCCTACAACTTTATATGAAGTACTACCCTGCATATAAACTGGATGTGATGTAGAATCACCTAAATAAATTGTATCACCTCTATAATATGACGTTGTTGATGAACTGCCAAAATAACTATTTATAGCATTTGCACCAAAGTGATTAGTCTCAGCAAATCTTCCGTAATAATTCATTATATTTTTTGCATATGATGGATTATAACTACTACCAAAATGATTAATTATTGTAGTTGTATTAGCACTATTTCTATAACCAAAATAGTTATACATTGCAGTAGCTCCACCTTGTTCACCAAAGTAATTTGAACTTGAATTCACCCTTAGCAATTTAAGATTATTACTATAACTTGACAAAAAACCATATCCCGAAGTTAAAGTTGTATTGCCTGATAAAGTACCGCCAGATGTTTTAAGAAAATCAGAAGTACTTGGAATATCAGACTTAGTAGCTATTTCATTGCCATCATAATACCATTTGCCACCCTGACTACTGGATATATACAATGGGTCAGTAGCAGAAAATTCAAATCGTTTACTGTTTGTATTATGTACCATATAGTAAACAAAATCAAATCCGTTATCAACGTTCTTTTGGAGAATATCATTAAGTCCTGATGTGATTTCAGTTAATGAAGCATATCCATTAAATAAACCCGTATTGGAAAATACTACATCACCTGTTAAAGTTAAATTACTTAATGATAAAGTTTCAACAAATTCAAATTCAGCAGGAGCTGGAGATTTAATGGAACTAAGAAACATAGACGCATCGGCACTTAAAGTTTCTACACAAGCATCGAGGTCTGTTTTGTCGCTTGCACTCATCAACCCTGAACTTGAAGTAGTAGCATTACTATATGTTTTTTCAGTTCCCCATATAGCAGTGCCATTTGCCGACCATTTTAATATTTGACCTGACGAGCCTCCACTTGGTATGTGTTTATTACCCGATGTAGTAGGATGTATGTAGTTATTAGCATTACTTGATATTCCGTTTAATTTTATTTTATCGCTTGACGACATTAAACCATTAATGGTAGTAGTAGCATTTGACGGAGTATCAATCAAATCGTTATAACTACCCGTAAAAGCAACTTTTTTTAAATCAGAGAACCATTTTTGAACTTTACCAAATAGAGTAGAACTCTTTTCATTTGAAACAATATTTTCCCTTACTGAAGCCTCTGTGAAAGCCACAGTAGTGTCAGAAATAGCACTATTTGAGTTTAGCTTATTGTCTACATCAGTTTTGTTGGCTTTGCCTTTTACGTCCGTTTGTAGGCTTGAAATTGCAGTTTCATCTTCGGTCAACCTATCCTCTAAGACTTTACCATTGCCATCATATACTGCTTTGGTGTGTGATATAGGATATACTTTTTCGTTATTTTGTGTAAAATATTTTGCTTTAGCCATTAAGTTCCTCCTTTCTAATTTTCAATATCATCTATCACGTAAACAACGTGTTCTTTTATGTAATTTAATTCCGACTGCAACGATTGTATAGCACTCTGCAATGTGTTGATTGTTGCAACTGAATTATCCATTGAATTTACGGCATTGTCTACCTTTGTATTAAGAGCATTAACCTTGTCATATAGAGCAGATACAATAGCGGTGTCTTGCTTTGAAATTGTTTGGTCAATGTCCAATCCTTTAAGAACCGTTAAAGTGGCAGGAGTAGTTGTCAATTTGTATGAATTATCTAACTCAAATGCAATTGAAAACGACACTGTTCCTGCGTAACGAGTGACATCATTTGTAATAGTCCAGCCAAGCTTAATCGAATTATCTTCAACAGTAACATCAGTGACTTTGTAAATATTCACTTCTTTGCCTGCGTTTACAAAATAAATATAAGCAGTCTTATCGGTTAAATCTGTTCCATCAAAAGTGGTCGATGGAATACTAATATAAACTGTTTCTGCATTATTTTCAGTTGCCACACCTATTGTCTGTAATTCAGGCGGAACATCAATTAAACGTTTGTCCATATCTGCCGTTATTTTAGGTTCTGTATTAGGATTAACCATCATAACTGACGGGGTGTATGCGGATGTTTGATTTTTTAAGCTTTCCAAGCTTTCTTTAAGAGACATAGCCATTACGAACTTGCCTCCGTTTCTTCTAACGGTTCATAAGTAATATCATCGGTAAAAGATATGTCGCCTTTATTTCCATCTATCTCGTTCTCGATGTTATTTACAACTATTTTTAAACCATTTAAATCTAAAAATTTCTTTTCTTCCATTTTCTTTCCTCCAAAACGAGTTATATATTTTTGCAAAAACATATAGTATCAAGCAATACAAAAAGGGAAGAGTCGTCACCCTTCCCTTAGAAATATGTATTACTTTGAATTAATCAGAGAATAAATTATTCAGTCACTTTTGTAAATAGAGCATTTATTTCATCTGTTGAGATTGCTTCAATAGCAACAGATTCAAGATCAGCCACTTTTGTTTTTAGTGTTGAAATATCACTTGTATTTGTTTTTACTGCACCATCAGCAAGTTCTTTTACTTTTGTATCTGCAACACCAGCCGCATCAAAAGCCGTTGTTTCAGCATATGCGGCAGACTTTAAACCTGCAACTAAAACATCTGTGCCATCGACAGCGACTGTACCGTCTGTTTTACCGGTAGCAACCGACTGAATTGCAGAATCGGCTTTATCAATAGAAGCTTGTACATCAGTGCCTAATTTTGCTTTTGTAACTTGAGCATCACCAATCTTAGCAGTAATAACTGCACCGTCAGCAAGTTCTGTTGAACCTACACCACCAGCAACAATTGTGGCACTAACTTCTCTTGTTGCAGAATCAATAGCAATCTGAACCTGAGTTGCATTGGCTTTTGCAGTGTAAATGTCTACAAGCTTACCAACATTAATATAAACTTTGTCACTTGTTGCATTAGATAGTGTCAATTCAAGGTATGTGCCTTCATCCTGCCCTTCAGGGTTAACAACCACTTTACCACTTGATACGACCATATCCTTTGGAATATCAACCGTAGCAATAGTTGCACCATTCTGAGTGAAGGTATAAGACTTTGCATATCCTTCTGTTGTTACATCTGTAGTAACTACAACCGCGTCTGCTGCGATAGCAGATGTCTTGGCAGTGTCAGCCTTATCTACAATATAAGCTTTGATTTTACTGTCATATGTACCAAGACCTGCGTAACTTAAAAACTTTTGTGTTTCGTTTGCCATTCTAATTTCCTCCTTGAATTTAATGAAAGTGTATAAGTTATGTATATAATAAAACGCATTGTTAGCCGGCATAATGCGATTTATCCTAAATTATTTAAATAGATTTTCTATCTCTTCATCAGAGATTGTTTGTTTTTCAGTATTTGTTATATTTTCAACGGTTTCATCAAGTTCATTCTTATCTATAAATTCTTCAATCTTCTTTGACGAATATGTTGTCTTATCAGAAATAACATCATCATTTATAAAATTGTCATGATGTTCAATAATCTGTCCTTGTAATTCGGTAATTTCTTCTTCCAAAGCAATCAACTGAGCAATACGTTGGTCAAGTGCCGCCATAGATTCTGACGGTATAAATTGAGCCCAGTTCTTTGTAGGAATAATTTTTACCCTACAAGATTGTGTTTTCAGAACAGGGTCTTGAACTACACCATCTTCGTCCATATAAACTTGGTAAAACGATAGTTGTAATTCAATATCCCCATTTTCAGCAGTCATTTTTGAGCCAATAGGAAGCAAATATTCTAAATATTGTTCATCAGCATATTCTACCAATTCCTCAGACAAAGTTAAAAATTCTTGCTTATACAAATGAGAAATAGGGGAGATATATTCCAATGATACAGTCGTAAAATTTCTCATATCATTTCCGTCATATGTTTGTGGCATTAAAAATTGAATTTTACCAACCATATTGTCATACTGCATAATTGCTTCTTTGTGAGCTCCATATAATCTTCTATCGTTTAATAGAGTAATCGTGTACATTAAACCCTCCCTCAAAGACCAAACGCATTACAACAAAGCACTAAAAAAACTCCGTTTTCTACTGTAGATTCGAAATCGGAGTCCCAATACTTAACGTCTGTAATTATGCCTTTATCACAAAGGCTATCAAGAAAATTTCTGCCCCAATGGTCTGTTTTTCTATTCTTGTATTTTTCTTTTGTACCGCCTGTAAGCTTATCAACCAAAGCCAATAGTGTAGCCTTAGAAATCCAGACATTTAGTTTATTAACCATCCCGTCAATATCTTCAATGACTTTTGTTCCGTCAGAAGAACCGCCGTCTTTAGATGCTAAAGAGATGACATTTGGTTGCGCCCAATGAATACTTGAATTTGTTTTCTCGCTTGTCCAAGTACCGCCTGAAAGCAAATCGAGAACTCTAACCGCCTTTGCATTTGTTAAGAAATCAGTAAGTACCCATTGAGATGCATCTGTAATAATACCCTTCGTTACCAACTTATCCAAGGCAATCTTTTGAGGATTTTCTGCTTGAACAGTAATTCCTCCGGCAACAGCAAATTTAATTTCATCAAGTGGATAATATCGACCAGGACAATTACTGTCGCCAATCTCTCTATGTCCAACTATCTTTGCATTTGGATAATAATTCTTTTTAAGATATTGACATAACTCAATAATAGATTTCTTTTGTGCTTGTGGCATTGTCTTTTCTTTTGTATGATAATCACCTTCAGCACAAATGCCAATAGAACAACTGTTCATACCTTGAACGTGAGCACCAACCACATCAAGAGGACGTCCACGATAAATTGTACCGTCTTTTCTTACAAAGAAATGATAACCGATGCCTGTCCAACCATTTGAGACGTGCCAACTGTGTATATCTTGTGGAGTACATTTAACTGCTTCTGCGTGATGTAACGCTATAAAATCTGTGCGTGGACGCTTTGTAAAGCCACCGTGCCATTTATAAGCAACTTCAATTATATTCATAGCAATCTTCCTTTCTTTAATTTTTGCACAAAAAAAAGAACATTCGTATAGAATGAATGTTCTTTTATTTATCACTGTTAGGCGTAGTATATGTAAGTGCCGTTTTGCTATCTGTAATGCCTGTTGTAGTTGGGTCAATAATAGCATTATAAACACTCGTTGCCATCAACAGCAATACATATGGATTAGAAAAAGCTGTCAATATTACATTGCCTACTGCTTGCCATGTAGTTAGGTCTTGCGCCGTAATTCCCATATACCCAAGTACAGGGACAAAAATAGCAACTACAATTTGTACCCAAAACATCGGATTTTTAATTCTTACTTTCCAGTTAATGTTTGTCATAATAAATCCCTCCTCTTAGAATGTTAATAACACTTCTATTTCTCCATTTGCACCATCAATAGATGCAACATATTTTTTTGTCACTTTACAAAATGCTTTCTTTAAAGCTGGTATATCTTGCGATAACATATACCCAACCTCATCATCATAAGGTAATTTGCCACTTAATGTGGCACCATCAGGATAATCCATATCATCTTGTCTATCGTTATTCAGTATAAATACTTCGTCCACATCACTTTTTATTAGTTTTCCGTAATACCCATCTTTAGCTGCCGAAGTGGAATATGTTGTTATGTCAGGGTGTAGTGCATAAATAAGAGTTCCTACTTCGCTTTGATTCTTTGAAGCATTATCGACAATTTCATTTATAGAATTAATAATACAATTTTTGTCAACGGTTTTTAGCATATCCAATGTTTGATATGGTAATGCTATTTTTTCAGAATTAATACACCAATCACAATCATAATTACTAATTACATATTGACTTGCCGGTTCTTCAGAAGAATCATTATAAACAACGTTTACTGTATAATAACATAAACTAAACTTCCACACTCTTGTTTCAATAGCATCTATAGTGTCTTGAGAAATTATTGAATTAGATGTTGTAAATTCTAAATGTTGCGTATCAAAATTAAATTCGCAATTAATATATGTCTTGTTTTCTGTAATAGGAATAAAAGAAACATTTGTCGTATTGTAAGGAAGATACCCCCTTTTTACAGTATTATCAAAAGGAATAATACCTTTGTCAAAAGTAATCTTGACTTCTTCTGAAGTTGTAGGATTTGTTAGTTTTGGGGCTGGCAATGTTAAATTCATAATATTACCGCCAACTGTCCACACAACTTGTTTACCATATACATCATCTCTAAGTCCTTCCGCCAAATCAATCATTTCAAGATTATCACCACTTGCATATTTATCAATGGCACTTCTCACATATTCTGTGGTTGCAACTTGTCGTGAATTATTTGATACAGACGGAGTAGGTGCTGTTGGTATTCCTTCAAAATGTGGAGAATTAACACTAGCATAGTTTGAGTAATCAAAACTGCCGGCTAAATTGCCGATATATAACCAGTTGTGATTACCTTTATTGTCACCGACACAGAAGTATACTGAGAATGTATTAGAATTCAAATAAAAATCACCTACATTTGAAACTATGTCATTATTAGCAACTGGGTCAACATTGGCTGTATGTGTTAATATAGTGCCATTATGCCATACCCCAGTTGCCGTTGTATTCTCTAATTGATTTTTAATTGCGATTACAGAATTGTTAATTGAAGTATCAGAGGCTACTAATTCATTGATTGCTTCGAGAAATGAATTTTTATTTTTTGTAGCCAATGATGTCAAAGTATTCAATCCATCATACTGTACTCTTCTTGCATACATTTCAGAAATTGTTGCTTTCATATATGTTACATCCATCTTTGCAAAATTTCCTGGTTCAGGCTGTTCTGTAACTTCCAAATCAAGCTTGCCTGTTTCGGTTGAATAAAGAAGATTTATATATTTTTCTCCTTCTTCACCTTTTTCTGCCGAAAATGTTGCCGAAATTGATTCTGATTGAATAGTTAAGCCATCCATGAGAATTTTGTTTTTTACAGTTTCACCATCTATTGTCACATACCCATTGCCATATGATGTATTAATACTTATAATTAAATCTGCTTTTTCAAGACTATGGGTTATTGTGTGTGTGCTTATCCCTGTACCATACAAGGTTGTTTTATCTGCTTTAGAAGAAAGTGTTTCATTAATAGATTGAACATCAGATTTTCGTTCGCTTGTTTCGGTCGAAATTAAGGTGTTCAGTGATGAATCATTATTTTGTCTTTCTTGTGTTTCATCTTGAACATTTTTAACAATTTGAGCAATTTTATCCGTTATCCCATTCAGTGCTTTTCTTACAGTTGTAGCTTGTGGAGGATAGGTACTATCTTTATCTAAAGTATCTACAACTTCATTTTCCATTACTGCATTGTTAATAGCATTAATCAGTTGTTGCTTAAAATCTGCATTATCATCATTTGTGTCAATATCTTTGATTACGTTAATAAGGTCTCTTAACTCTTCAAGTTCATTTGTTTCAAATGATTGAACCAAGTTCAATAAGTTTTGAATAGTCACACCTGCTTGAATAAAAATATGTGCATCTTTTTTTAAATCAATATGTGCCATTTAATCACTCCTTTCTACCAAATATGATAATCTACACTAAATGAAGCAAAATCTCTCGAATGGTAACTGCTACCAGGAACATTAGGATAGGCTTTATTCATAATTTGAAAAGAAAACTCATTTTCTTTCATTTGAATACTATCTTTAATTACATACTGAGAAACAAAACCTTTGTCTCGTTGTGCAACAACAATAGATAATGCATTATGGGTAATTTTATATTTGAATTGAGAGTTTTCCCACCAAAAGAAAATTTGTACTTGTGGAACTTCTACCGAAGCACTATCTCTTTTAATGTTTAATATTCCCCAATGTTTTGTATTTGGCAAAGGCAAAGTTAATTTGATAGGAATCATTTCATCTGAGTAATTACCAACTTTATTGCTAAATCCAGTTGCAGATTGTTGTAAATCTTCATACCCATGGATTCCTTTAATGGCAATTTCAAGCTTATTATCTATAGCCTTTTCAACATAATCTTCAATCGCACTTTTAAATTCACTCATCAGCGTAACATTGTTTGTGTCTATATGTAATGCCACTATTTATCACCGTCCTTTTCTGTTTGACATAGATATTCTGTTCTTGAACCAAATGTTTGTCCAATATACTTCTTTAAACCGTGATTACTAATATACATTCGGACAAAATCATTCGGTTTGATTTTTATATTTGTATAATTAGGTATATTTTCATATACTTCTTTTGTAGTTGTATCTTTCAATGTTACGTGTAATCCATCATCAGAAACGCTTTGCACTTTTAAATCCTCAAATGTTTCAATATTCTGATTTTTTAAATATGTTGAAACTTCACTTTGGATAATTTGACGTATCATATTTACATATGCAATAACTGTTTCATCATTAAAATCTATTTTTTCTTCTTTTTCTTCTTTTTTGTTCATTAGAAGATCACCTCGTTAATATTTGTCATTGTTAAAGATGTAGTTGCACCACTATCCATATTCATTGAAATAGAGTCAATGACATAGTTTTCGTTGTTAATACCCAAGCTTGGATAATTGACCATAACAGACTGGTTAACATCGAATATAGGATTATATGTGCAAGATAAATTCAATGTTTTCGTACCACGACTAAAATTAATCAATTCATACATTGCCCGTGACATACACAATGAATCAGCATATAGCTTACTATCATTTATAACTTCTGGTATTTCGCCATTATACTGAATACAATAGTCTGATTTCAAATTCTTATTTTCGGCAATAGCACTGAATTGATAACCGTTGGCAATAGCACCTTTAACAACAACTTTATTTCTGACTTGTGATGTATTATAAACAACATTTGCCGACACAATATCTTTGTCGTTTTCCTCAAAACGATATACAACAGGGAAGTTAGATGATATAAACTCATTAACATTAGAACTAACAACCATATTGCCAAATTCGTTGTAGTAAACATCGGAAGAAATTGTTTCGCCCATACTTGTAAATATCTCACTAACTTTTGTACCGGCATCTTGCTTTATAGTGTAATATGTATTAATGTCCGTATATTCACTATTAAAAATAATTGGTTTTAAGTCAAATGGTTTGCCATTTCCTCTGTCGCTTGCCAATAGAGAAGTAAAAGCATTCTTCATTGGAACACCAACAGGAATGATTGTTTTTAAACTCGTCGTTCCATAAACACTGCCATCGAATAAGCCAAACTTATCACATAATGATAATGAGATTGTTTGGTTTGAATTTTCTCTTGATAATGTAGGGTCTTTAAAAACAAATACTCCTTGTTGTTTCCAATATATTGTGTCACCAATAACAATACCAGAATCAAATCTAAATTTGCTTCCCGTCCATATTAATCCCTTAATCGGTTTAGGCTTCCACTTATTATCTATATTTGCAAGAGTAATATTCATTGTACGTCTTTGACCAGTCTGATATGTAATACTTAAACTTGCCGACATTAAATCATCGCTTGCGTCCATTGATATGTTTTCATCTTCGTCCAACAAATACAATCTAAAAACAGGTATAACTATATCAGCTTTGAACACTTTGAGTATTCTCTCAAACCCAAGTTTGCTGAACGAATTTAGATATACCTGTTTTGTTATATTTGCAATATTAATATTATGGATACTGTCAACTACATATCCGTTCTTGTATATGTTCATGTTAAACCACCGTCCAAAAGGGGAGAAGCAAGGTATTCGTGATATTTATTGTCTGAATCAACTTCAACTGTATCTTTCAACAAAGCTCCTTCGCTATCCGCTAAATATTCATAATACAATGGATTAATCGGCAATGTCATACCCAACACATCAACCGTATCAATATCATTTAACTGATTAAATGTGAACGTAACAGAAACATCGTGATTGTCATTTGTATCATATTGAAATGTTGGATTAGCATCTGTATCTCCAATAGTAATCAATCCTCTTAAATCTATGAGCATTTTCAAACTGTTACTTGATACAAAATTCTCCCAATTTATAATGTCGTCATAAGTATCTATATATTGACTATCACCTGAGCAATCTATTTTGCCAAGTAATCCTGTAATAGACATCGTTCTCTGCTTTCGATTACCGCCAGTCGCTTTGCCATAGGCATTTTGGGTCTGATAAAATGTCTTATCCGTATTCAATGTGTAACCGTCATTGGTTAGATTAATATCTAATTGCCATATATTATCTTCGTCAATAGTATAAATATTATCTTCTTCTGTAGGAACAAGTCCGATTACAGAGACTGTTCCTCTATGTAGTTGGATTTTATCCGATACGAGAGGGGAGATTGTTTTGATATTTACTTGTACACCATTGACATCCATTGTATTATTACAAATACCAAAAATATAATATTGGTAATCACATAAATCTCCAACAGCGAAATCTTCTATCACACGTTGAGTAGGATTTTCAGTTTGACATACTTTATGTAACGTATCTTGTTCGCCTAACGTTTTATAAACTTGAAAATGGTCAATATTTTCATATGAACCGTCAAAGTTACTTCCCGATAACGTATCATTAAAGTTTGCCAACAATTTTGTATTAGAATTCCAACTATAATTCCCATACGCTTGTGTTAATGTCTCTTTTAAATCATCAGAATGAGAGCCTTCGTCAACGCCAAAAGCATTGTATGTAACTCCACCGAACAATTTTACTTTTGCCATTAACTATCACCTCCCACAGTCTTATTATCTTTTTGAGACATATTTTTAAAATAAACATTTTCAGTTTTTGTATCTATAATTACAAGCCATGTTTGTTCGCTCAAAGGTGTTTCAGTGTGATAATATAAGTCATCATCATACTTTATTTTACCGTTCATATACAAATAAGGAACAGAATAGTCCACTATTTCTTTTGCCATAGCTTCATTTATTGCTTTTTTCTGATCTCCGACAGTCATATTGTCCCAATTTTCATATGGGGTAAACACTCGTCCGTATGAAGAATACCCTGTACTTGGATTTTTTACTGATAGATAAAAATTCACACCATCCCACTTTAATGCAGTTGTTGTTTCATCATCATCCGTAACTTCAAATATTGTACCGGTATAATCAGAGTCAATCCTGAATGTTGTATATATTGTACTCTTGCCAAACGATAATTCCTTTTCGCCGTCTATAAAATCATATGTCAAAGAGTTACCTTTATCCAAGTGACATACATTATTAGAGACAGTCAATGTAGTATCTATTTTATCAGTATCCTCATTATATGCAAGAAACTGATGTCCACCGTCAATTTCTTCATTTGCAGTAATAGAATGTAATTCACTGAAATCAACAATTAAAGAATTATGTTTTCTGTATTCCTCAATTTTAATGTTCATAGGGTAGGAGATAGAATTATACTCTGCTTTAATATAAATTATTTTTTCAAATGTAGAGCCAACACTATCTGTTAACGACAATGTTAATCTATACTCATTTCCACTGATAAATTTATCATATTGCCAATCTATATTGGTTGAATATATGTTGTTTGAATAAGAAACGGTTGAATATTTTGTATCCGATTCACGTCTTTCTAAAAGAAAACTATAATGACTAACACTTATTCCTTCGGATTGTAAATACTCACCAGTGATATGCAAATTGCTATATGATAAGGATAGGGGAGCAAGTTGCGTGGTTTCAGATAAATCTATCTCTCTTGTTACATTTGTTCCGTTCACACTTTCAAAGTTCTCGTACAATGTAATCGTAGGAGGTGTGTTTGTATCAAAGTAATATTGGTCTGTATCTATGTAATTACAATATATTGTATATGTATCATTGACAGAAACCTTAAGTTTATCACTTACAACCGCATAACCAAATTTAGGTTCACCATATGTATCTAAATCATCCGTTGAGATGAACCATTTGAATGTCTTGTCGCCTCTCTCAGGGTCTTTTCTATATGCTGTATATTTTGGCAAAAAGTAATAATATTTTTTGATTTTTGCAAACGTATTCCCAACCTTAATATAGTAGTTCGCATTTTCATCATATCGTGTCCATAATTCTTTGTGTGGATTATCATCGGAAGTTTTTGTTAATGTACAATCCTTAAAATACATTTGCGTATGAGGATTTATCTTTAGAATTCGATTGCCATTCATTTCAGAACTATTCAAACCATAATATGTTCCTTGATTAGATCCTACGGACTCAGCACCTGATAAAATTTCCATAACAGTACCTTTACCAATCCAAGATGATGGAACATATGTTTTCTCCTTTGTAGGATCAAAACTGTCCTTTTCGTATATTCTCATCTTCCAAGTGTACATCTCGCCGGCACCAAATGAAAACGTGGTTTCATCACTTGTTCTATTGCTGTCCGATTTGTATATCTTATATGTTGGAATGTTATTCTTAATAGGGTATGTAACCAACGAACTATAATTATTTTCTTGCAAATTTTGTATATCAAAATTATCAAAGTAATATTCATAATTGTTGTCATCTATCATTAATCGTGCTTTTGCAATCTTTCCGCTTGATTGTAATTCACATTGAAAATCAACTTTCTCATTTGGATTTACAACTTCTGCGTGTGGATATTGCAATGCTGGTTTTCTAAGCAAATGTTTCACCGTTACTGAAAACTTATAAAAAGTTATAAACCTTTATGTTTCATTCCTACTTC